AAATCGTTATCGCTGGTATAATCTAGCTGTGCGCTGGTTGGGGGAATTCTATCTGGCAACCTTGATTTGGTTGACCATTATAATTATGACTGTAGTATGGAGAGATGAACAGATGCCGGAAGGATCTGGAGTTGCGATGGTCATGGTTGCCCTTGTTCTTGGGCTTGCCACAGTCGTGCTTTCTGGCTGTCAGCCATACGAACAGCCACTACCGCAGGCGGGTCCGCCGCCTGTGTTCGACTGGAAGGCATCCGCCGCTTTGGATGCTGTCCGAGCACCAGACGTGAGGATTGTTGAGTAATGAGGAACTGGTTCTCCCCTGTCAAATACAACAGGGGACGGACCGTCAGGGTACTCACGTCGGGTGTAGTCGAAAGAAAGTATGTGCGCAATGGAAAGACTATCGTTTGGAAGCAGGTCGACTGCTTCACCCTTGCGCCCATGGAAAAGCCGCGCTTATGCTCACGGGACTATAGGGCGCGGCTACTACGGACCGCTGTATAGCGGTCTGGGACGTGGTTGGATGCTGGCTGGTGTGGTAGCCTACGGCAGCGTCTTTGACCCGTCTGACGGGGCGCAGGGCGGTCCTCCGGGCTGTCCTGCCCCCAACTTATAACCCGCCCCACAGGGCAAGCGAGAAGGAAGTAAAATGTCTGGAATTTTTGACCAAGAAGCAGTGGATCGTTTGATCGAATGTATGAAAACAAACGGACGTGTTGAAGAAGCCCAAGCGAGGGCAGAGATCGCACGGAAAAAGCTGGTCGCCGCCGCTAACGCAGATCCGGATGCTGATCTTGAAGAAGCTATCGGAGAAGTGGTCGCCGCTGCCGAAGCTGAAACCCGCATCATTGCTCGGTCTTTGCAGAACAGGACGTGGATGCGCCAGATGCGCGACAAGATCGCCGCCGAGAAGCCCGATGTCATGGCGAAAGCCGAGGCTCTGATGGGAGGAATGAAGTCATGAATAAATCCACTGAACGATTGCTTGAAATGACCCGCCGAGTCGAAAGCATTAAGAATCATGGTGAGTTGGCCATGAAGCAGTTTCAAATTGCCGCCGATGCTAAAGATAAAGCGGCTATGGAAGAGGCTCGTATCGCTGCTCACGAGCATCTGGATCAATTGATGGATTTCCATCAAGAATTGGTCGAAGTTAAAGATCAGCAAATGGATGAACTCATCCGAATAATGAAAGGAAAACCCGATGGGTGAAAAACGTGAATTTGCAGGATGGTGGATGTGGATCCTTCTCCTGCTTGTGATATCCGCGATTGTCTTTACAGGTCTCCGCTATGTCGGCCTCGTTGGGCAAACGATGATTGAACGGAAAGTGTTCGAAGAAAGCTATCAGCGATCTGCTGGTGATGAAGCAAAACTCAACACGTTCCGAGCTTCTATGGCTGAGATTGAATCGCAGCTTCGCCGTGATGATCTCTCCGCTTCAACCCGCGCTGATTATGAAGCGCAACTGGCTGCGATTCGCATCCAGATCAACGCACTGGAGAATTAAAATGAAGAAACTTCTGCTTTTCATTCCAATGATCGGGCTGCTGGCCGCTTGTCTTCCGGAAGAAACTGCAAGCGACAAAGAAGCCCAAGCAGTGAACCGTCAGCAAGCACAGATGGCGATCGCTCAGCCAGTTCCGGCCTATGATTGGTCGCTGGAGCGGGATCTCCTGATCCAACTCTACAATATCCGGAACCAGGAAGTGACAACCTATTCTGTGTGGCGTAGCGACTATGGACTGATTGAAGGGGACTGCCGATCCATGGGATTTGGTATGCCATTTGACACTTCACTCACGAATCCTCTGGTCCAAGACCGCAGGATCTTCGGAGCCGGATCAGAAGCTGGGGCGCGACATGCCAGTTATGGAGTTGTTGAACAGGCAGAGCCGAATGGGATCTTCGCATCGAAGAACACCGCCGCCACTTGGGTTTTCTGCGTTGGTGACGGAGGCCGTATCGAACCTCACTACGTCGAGAGTAAGGTAACGGTCTATCCTGGACCAGTGAATGTGGACTACGAGAACAACCGTGTCACTCGGGCGGGCGAAGCCACAGTCCAGATGGAAGACAAATAGAATTTGTCACACTACTTGCCCCTATGGCATACTGTAGGGGCAAGTTATGAAAGGCTACCACTATGACCAATGATCTTAAATGTGTGAAACTGTGGGTCCGTGAAGAAGGACATCATGCTCCCCGCCGCTTGATCTGTACGATCACCAGCACTTCCAAGTTCAAGACGATGCCTTGGCTGAACCGGCTGGATCACATCACCGACGAACATCTTATCAAAGCTGCGAAAGAACAGCGCAACGGCTGGAAACACAATGGTCCTTGGCCGAACGCTGTGTTCGAGATCGAGGCTCATCCTCACAAGCATGAGGAGTATCTCGTATGAGTTACTCTGCTGAAGACTGCCGCCGCAAGGCCGATCAGCATTGGGAGATGGCTGGGCTGGCAAGACAAGATGGTGACACGGCTGATGCTGACCGTCACACACGAGATGCTCGGCTCTGGGAGCAGCGTGTCGCCGATGGTGGATACAATCCAGTGATCCGGTATCGTATCAGCTATGACGCTGGCGGCGAAAGTGTCTGCACTGCTCACCTGGAACGCATCAAGGGATCCGTTATCAGACATTCTTTTGGTGATCACGCTTGGCGCTTGGATTCAGCGATCTTCATTGACACTGATGCACCCGGCGACATCATCTCGGCCTTCTACGACGATGGGTTCGAAGAAAAGCTGGAGGTCTGTATTCTGCCATGAAAATGAATGTTATCCTTATCAATCCGTGGATTACCTCGGTCAATCAAAGTCAGGTTGAAACCACGGATATCCAGAGCCTCTACAAGATCATGGGCTGGCTGGACCATCGAGTACAAGATGTGATGGTCGCTGCGACTTTCCCCAACGGCGACAATCTACTCGCCCAGAAAACTGTGGATGGAGCCATTCCTGGTTTCCGAATTGGTTCACACCGAGTTCACGGTTGCGGCGTTCTCTTGGGGAACAATGATGGACAATGGGCCAGCCCTATCTTCATGCTGACCGAAGTCCAAGATTACGTGAGGTTTACACAATGATCCGCTTCATACTTGTCCTGCTCGCCATGCTGATCTCCTGCATCGTGGGACCATATCTGCTCTGGATCGACTACCAGAACGGCGACTGGTTCCTGATGTCGGTGGACGTGGCGATCATCGTCCTGTGGGCCGAATGGCTGTGGCGTCAATTCAAGGCTGCGAACCGTGACTGGTGATCAACTCAAAGCCTTGCGCTGTATCGCCAACGGCGCACCTGTGCCGAACCCGAAGCCTATCGCCGAGGCGGCGGTACGCGAAATCGAAAAGCTGCGCCGGGAACGGGAAGATCTCCGTATGTTCTGCAAAGGCATGGCTCGCAACATCGAGGAGATGTTGAAGTGAAAGAATACTGCTGGATGATCTGCCATCCCGGAATGGGAGTTTGGTTCTCGCCGCCTGCAAGCAATGCGAAAGATGCGTGGGACAACTGTCGTGACTGGGAAATGTTGATGCAGGGCGGTCGTTCAGTGAAATCTGAAATCGAACAAATGAAACGTGAAGGCTGGAGAGCCAGAAGAGTGGAGATAACCTCATGAACCTTATGATTGACTTCGAAACATTTGCACTGTCGCAGAATGCGGCGGTCGCCTCCTTGGGCTTCGCAGTGTTTGACCATGACCGTGTCCATGGCTGGGGCGGTTGGGTGATCAACGTCGCCTCGTCCCTGATCGCTGGTGGAACAGTTGACACTGAAACTGTCAACTGGTGGAAAACCCAAGAAGGAAAGGCAACGGACGCGCTGATCTCCGGCGGTGTGCCGATCCATCAGGTGATGACGGAACTCTGTGGTATCTGGCAGAAGAACGCTTGTGAACTGGTCTGGTCTCACGGCGCTACGTTCGATATCCCGATTGCCGAATTCTACATGGGTGGTCAGTCTCCCTGGAGATACCACCAGCACCGGGACACGCGCACTCTCTTCGACATCGCCAAGATGAAGGGATGGGTGCGGCCTGATCGTGTCACAGCACACGTTGCCAGCCAAGATGCTCTGGACCAAGCTGAAGACGCAATTGCCGCGCTGGCCCATTTGCGGAGCCTGTAATGGGATTGCTCAGACGCATCCTGGGAGCCTGTGGGCGTGCTGGTGGTAGGGTAGCCCGTGGCGCTGCATCCAGCGCGGTCCCTGAAAAGGTGCAAACCCTGCTCGAGGAAATCACGCGGGGCGAATTCGGCGGTATGGACTACTCTGAACGTGGAATATCAACCTGCTGGATCAAACTGCCTCGGGAAAGACGCATCTCTGCCAGATGGTATTCCAGCGGCGAGCGCAGCGAACTCCAGATGCAGCACCAGAACGATTTCGAATGGGTAGAACTCCCTGACGACCGCTGGTCGGAGATGATCCTGCGCCATATCATCCTCAAAACTCAACTTCACCACGAAAACAAACTGAAGGAATTACTCTAATGTGTGAACTCTGCGATATCCGGAAAGACACAGACGAAAAGTGGAAAGAGCTCGAGTTCCGCACAACGCAATATCAGGTGGAACTCAACGCTGGTCGCAACAAAGAAGGCGAGAAAGCCAAGGCGCGGGCGCAGGAACTCTTCGACGCTGTCTTCGAGAACCTCAACAGGTTTATCACGCTGAAGAAGACCATGGACGAGACCGAGGGCCATATGATTCCCGATCTCGGTGAACTGCTGAGGGGTAAACTGAATTAACGAAACAGCGGGCTGAGATCGCCACTATTCACTTTCTCAGCCTGCATCGGATACTTCTCACACCACTCTTCGAACGCTTGCAGGCTCGGGAACATCATTATGTTCCTGGGCCATTTGTCATTCGCCAGATACAGATATGTCGCCTTGCAGAGATATGTGAATTGCTCTTCCATCACATCAGAGACCTTGGCTTATCACCCCGTTCCGTCGGAGCCGTCATTGCCGGTTCTCGTTCCCAACCAAACTTAGCCCAAAGAGCAGGCCAGTCAGGCTTCGGCTCATTCAGGCTCATCTCATACAGATCGCCTTCCCAAACGCGCTCAATAAACTCGGTATTCAGTTTATCGCTCTCGCACGAGCCTAGTTCGTCAAAAATTTCTTGCATGATTTGCAGTCGGTTCTCTTGCCTCGCAATATCAGCATACGCCCATTCCAGGTTCCAGATCCACATGCTGAGCATCCACTCCAGGCCGTATTTCAGGTCGAGTGGGTTTTTGAACACATACATCTTCTTCGCATGATCGTTGTCCAGCGTCTTGGCTTTCAGCTTCCTTGGGTCGTACTGCGTCGCCTGAATAATTGTCATGCCCATTTGCCGAGATGTTACCGGCGAGCCAGCCCCGAACAGGAACTCATGAAGATCAGCAATACCAGCTCCGTTCACATAGTCCATGCCGCTGCACCAGTTGTAGAGCGATAGCTGTGCTGTCATATTCTTCGGGTCGTATGGGTTATATATTGACTGGGGATGGGAGATATGCGTCCTTGGGCTGAGGCCTGCCGTGTCCCGAACTGGCTGCAATGGGTTCCACATTGAGGTCGTCCTTTTTGTCGTGTAGTATGATAGACGTATAGTAGTGTTCTGTTATGTTGTTGTAAAGTCAAAGTTTTCTCCTGTGACTAAATAAATACTTCTGGCAAGCCTACACTAAGCCCAAAGTGCAGGGCCGGGGAGGTCTCCGCTGTGGAAGTTATGGGGTAGCCTGTAGTAGATAGTATTTAGTATTTATAGAAGTAGTAGAAATGAAGTAATAACAAGGGGTTGACGTGGTCTGTCCAGAAGTCGGCTGACTACACTAAACAGAAGGACTGTCTTGAAGCCTGAAATCTGGAGATAATGCGCTTGCTCTTGGGCCATCTGTCAGGGTAGTGTTTAACGGGAGATCTCCTCATTCTTTTCTCGCGCGTGGACGTGCTTAAATAGGAAGACAACGATGACAGACGACATCGAGCAGTACAAAGAAGATTACGACAACGGGAAGTACACGATGCAGCCCCGTCTTCGCTCTCTTATCAGTCGAGGATCGAAACCCGTAAAGGTGGAGATACAGGACGAGATAACTGGAGAATGGCGGACTGTGATCCGTATGTCTCGAGATAAATTCGACGATGTCGCCAAGGAGATATTCCTCCGAGAGTATGCCAAATGGGGAAGGATGGGAGAAGCCGCTGCCGCAGCGGGTGTCACTCCAGGCACAGTCCGTCGGCACATAGAAGAAGATGAAGAGTTCGCCGAGGCCCTCTACATGCAGGAGGAAGAATATCGAGATAAGCTGGTCTCCCACCACCAGAACCTCGTGTTCAATGGCGTGGAGAAGAACCGCTACGACAAAGACGGCAATCTCATTGAGACAAGCTACGATTACCCTATCCGACTGATTGAACTGGAACTCAAAAAGCATGACGAGGGCTATCGAGATAAGAAAGAGTTTAAGGTCAATCACACTGGCGGTGTCCTTGTGGCTCCTGCCGAGATGGAGAGCATCGATGATTGGGAGTCGAGGTTCGGCGCTGCGAAAGACATCACCCCCGGCGCTCCTCTCTTGGGCAATGATGAAGATTGATTTTGACCGACAGAGTCATATTGTCTTTTTGACCGACAAGCTGTTTCCTTCAATTTGATCGACAGAGTCATATTATCACTTTGTCTCCGCAGGTATGTCCGTCTTCTTCCTCTTCCTCCGTATAAATTTGGAGATAAAACGTGGAGATAAAAAGAGTTTGTCACGGATTGCCGTATGCTTTATTCTGATTGTACCACACCAGCTTAAACCAAGGAGGCCACGATGCCCAATCGCAAGACAGACCTTTCCGCTTACGTTGCAGCCCTGACCGCTGACTACGTTGCCCGTGGTGGAGTTATCCGCCGCTACGATGCCAAGGGACGGAGGATCGGCTGATGATCAGCTTCTGGCTCTACGATCCTCACAGCAACGTGGCTCTACAGCAGAACGTGGACCTGGATGATGTCCAGTTCTACAGTTCTGCAGAGCACAACTTCTTCCGCATCGAGGAGCCGATTGAGGGTTCCATGGTAGTGACTGCCACTGATGGGGAGTTTCTGTCCATGAACGACGTCACGCCAGAGCAGATCGTTATTCTGTTCTCCACCGTGCGCGGCTTGAAGGAGGCGGCGAGGGAGTGATCCCTCGTCTCCGACGAACTGAGCAAGTCTTCTTCCTCTTCGCCTGCCGCTTGACTGCATCAATTCGAATTTGACCGACAGACTCAATTAGTCCCTGTCTCCAGCCCTCTGGCTCTTCGTCTTCTTCTTCCCGCCGGTCAATCAAAAAGAAAAGAGAGCATCACTGCTCTCCCTCGTCCACTTCACAACTGAGGATCCCAAGGCTGTCCGGTCTGTAGCTTTCCTCTAGCTGCGCTATGCAATCCTCCCCGGTCAGCGCGTGGTCCAAAACGTAAACTTCGGGGACCGGCGTGGTTTCGCTCCACAGGGTCAGCAACAAAACGTATCTCATGCCGCCTCCACATAGCAAAGGTCAAACGCGCCAACGTATGCAACACACTGGTCGCGCGTACCTTGGAAAATCACCTTGTCGGTGTAACGGTCGCGCACAACCGCGTTTTCGGTGCTGCGCTCTTGGGCTTTGGCTTGGTAAAACTTCTTAAACATTGGTAGGTTCCTTTCTTACTACCCTTACAATCTGCACTACAAATGTGGCAGAATTAAGGCGGATTAGCACCTAAATCGGAAACTAACTGTTTACGAGTTTTTGCTATAGGGGACAAAAAGGGGGTTTACATATGCCGCCCCAACTCCTAAGTTAAATGGTGTAGCAAGGCACTAACGCCAAGCACACAACAAAAGGAACTACCAAATGGCTACCAAAGCACAGAAAGCAACCACCACCAAGCGCACCGCCCCCACCGCCACCAGCGCCACAGGCGCGGGCACCGTTGCCACCACCAAGGCAGCACAGGGCAGCAAGGCAGCACAGGCCAGCGCACCGCAAGCGCCCCTGTTTGTGGCTGGCACCATGCCCCCGGTGCGCCCCGGCACACACCGCGCTTATGCGCAGCAGGTGGCACGTGACCTCAGCAAAGCCAACCCCAAAGGCTTTACCTTGGCACAGTACAAGGCGGCTCTCGTGGAAGGTGCAGCGGCCAGCAGCATCGCCCCGCCGCGTGGTGGCTGGCAGGCCCACAATATGCCGACATGGGCCAGCAACCCGAAGCAGGCATGGCTCGTTCCTGCCAAGTAGGGCAGCACTAAGGCACAAGGGCAGGGCGAAAGCCTTGCCCTAGCCTGCCGCCCGTGACCCGCCCCCACGACCGGCGGTGACGACGACCCCACGCCAAGCAAGGCCCGCGTACCCGGAATTGGCGAGCATCCCTCATCATTCGAGCAAAGACAAACAGAATTTGTCACAGACCCCGCCCCCGGCTAAAATAGGTAAAGGTCAGGAGTAAGCCGCTATGGAATATAATATCAGACGAAATGCAACGATCGCCTTCCTGTTCGGAACCATCGGAGCTGGTATCAGCCCGAATTATCCCATTGCGGGAACCATTATGGTGATTATCGGCGTGGTGATTCTGCCGTTCTGGTCGCCGAGGGAAAAATCGTGACCCACAGATTTTGCGAGCAGATGCGCGCGCGAACCCGTTTGGGCAGCAACTCCGAGAGGACCCAAGATGGAAGCAGTGGAATTCTGTGAGATGAGACATGGATACTGTGCGTGTCGGAAGGCAGGCGAGGTTCATTGTCTACAGATCTTGAGATTGGTAGAAGATCCTGTGGAGATCCGAAAGGCCCAGGAGAGACGAGAAGCAGCGGAACGGAAGCGGCGCAGTCGATATATCAAGGATGACCCGCCTCCGATGAGATATGGTGGGTTTCTGCATGACCATCAGATACAGATGATGGAGGCAGCACAGCGGTTGATGGGGTCGGAGATGCTGATACCCAAGAGCCGAATGTACGAGGAGATGTATCGCGGTATCGAGCCTGTGGTGGAGAAGACTGCTACGCAGGTGATGATCGAGAAATACTCTCGAGACGATGCTATGTTCTCAGTGGATTTTTCGAAGATAGAAGAGCGGATGATGGAAACCATTCGTGAAGCTGATCTGACTCTTCCGATTGAACCTCGGGTGCGCCGCTTGGGCTCCTCTTCGAAACCTCATGTGAAATTCCTACCAGATCCAGTGAAAGAGAAACCGAAATGAGCCTCATACACGTCACGTTTTATCTGACGAGCAAGATACGAGATCAGGAACTCAACAAGTTCCAAGCTGCGCTGCCGAATGACAGCAGCATTAAAGTGAACCGATCCACAGGTATCGTAGTGGTCGGAGCATTGACGACCATTCACAGAACTATGGAAAGCCCAGGACAGATGCGCGATAGGCTCCAGGGGATGCGTATTCAGGGATACACGTTCCACGACAGCGTTCGCACCGTGTCGACTGACCTTGTCCACTGGCTCAATCAAGAAGTTGCGAGGAATACACGATGGACCTCTTAGTCAGGCTACGGTTCAACAACCGGACTAGCAGTAAATGCTCGGCAGAAATCATCACGAAACGTAGTTCTTGTCAGCGCGTTTCAGAATGGTATGCTTCCCACCATGCGGGCGATGATTTCACCATCTATATCGATGGACAGCGCCAGAAGCAGAACTCGAACGGAGAAATCGATGAGTGACTGGTCACATCTGGTCGGCAAGGTTTTCAAGAGAGCAGGCGGCAAGTATCCAGGCTTCTGGATCGTGATCGGTCTTACACCTGGAGACGGGTGCGTCTGCTTGGGCGTCGATTGGGATGGGAATATTGTAGGGGCGACGAACTATCAACCCTACTACGTTGAAGGAAAGAAAGCACTTGCCCAAATTGAAATCGCTGAAATACGAATTGAAGCTGTTACCTCCGATCCAAGCCTTGGTTACGGACGGGCGGAGACATCTGGTATGCCTCCCGTATTCCCGATCGAATCTGTTTCTGATGGCGAGACAGATAGGTCTGGGTAAGCATTGGTTCCACAAAGATCATTTCGATATACCTGTCAATAGACGGGTCGAGATTGAAAGTCATTGCCTCCACGTAAGCCCACGGAGTATAGTGAGGCTCATTCGAGCGCATCACAGACGTCAGGCCGTGTTCACCAATCTGAGTAAATCACCAAGGAAACCCGGAATGACAGCCGAGAAACTGGCAGAGAAGTGCGGCGTTCAGTGGACTGAGAACATGGACCACGAAGCGGTCCTCTATGAATATTACAAGAAGAAAGGCGCACAGAAACTGCACTTCTGCCCTGATTGGGATTTCATGGCTATCCATGATAAGAGTCCAGAGTTTGACGCCTGCACCTGTGAGAACCTATGATTAAGTTTGATCAACAAGTTCTACATGAGCCTCCTAAACATTACGGAGACTGCACAAGGGCTGTCGTCTATACATTAGCCCAAGACGACCTATGTCTTCCTCATCCGATAGATCATTCAGATCCTACTCAGTGGAATATGCAGTTCTTTGAACATCTTGAAGAAATTCATGGATTACAATTAGATTATTTTCCCAACAACGAGAAAGATTTCTGGCCGAGATATGTAGGTAGGAGCGGAATTTCTCCTCGTGGAATTCGTCATCTGGTTGTATGGGACAGAGAAACGGACTCAATGTTTCATGATCCTCATCCATCTCGTGAAGGTCTCTTATTAGATAGTCTTGATGGCTATTTTGTCTTGAGAGAAATTAAATGACCAAGTATCCATCCAATGTTATCTGGAGGCCGATGCCCGGTTCGCAAGAGGCTTTTCTTGCGAGCAGTCCCATCTTCGAAGTCCTCTTTGAAGGGACCCGTGGTGGCGGCAAGACAGATTGCCTCCTCATGTCTTTCTGTATGCACGTCGGCAAGGGGTACGGTGCGGCCTGGAAAGGGATCCTCTTCCGTCAGACCTATAAGCAGTTGACGGACGTTATTTCGAAGACGAAGAAGTGGATCCCACAGATTTGGCCGGAGGCGAAGTTCAACCACTCCGAACACACTTGGACTTGGCCGACTGGTGAGCAACTGTTGCTCCGTCAGTTCGCAAAAGAGGACGACTATTGGAACTATCACGGCCACGAATATCCGTGGATCGGCTGGGAAGAACTCTGCAACTGGCCCAATGACAAGGGCTACAAGAAGATGTTCTCCTGCTGCCGGAGTTCCATGACCGGAATGCCGCGTATGGTCCGAGCCACCACGAACCCTTCTGGGCCTGGACACAATTGGGTGAAGCACCGCTTCAAGCCTCACAGCCTGAACATGGTTGTACGGAAAGATCTGATCGATGAGGATGGTCTGAAGGAACCCTCGCGCTTGAGTATCAAGTCTCACATCGACGAAAACCGTGCGCTGCTGGAAGCTGACCCAGAGTACAAGCAGAAAATCGCCGCTTCGGCCGACAACGAGGCGCAGAAGAAGGCGTGGCTCGACGGCTCTTGGGATATCGTCTCCGGAGGCATGTTCGATGATGTCTGGGATCCTAAGTACAACATCGTAAAACCGTTCTTTATTCCGGACCGGTGGAGGATAACGAGGAGTTTCGACTGGGGAGCCTCGAAACCGTTCTCCGTCGGCTGGTGGGCGATCAGTAATGGTGAGGACGTTCAGCTTCAAGATGGCAGTTGGAGGTCCACAATCAAGGGAGACGTGTTCCGGATCAAAGAATGGTACGGCTGTCAGCCCAACAAACCCAACGAGGGTCTCAATATCCTTGCTTCGGAGATCGCAGAAGGAATTGTCAAGCGAGAATTGGAGTGGGGATGGCGTGAACGCGGGACTACATGGTGCCGCGTCAAGGGTGGGATCGCCGATAGTCAGATTTTCGCCGCTGAAAACGGAAATTGCATCGCAACGGACATGAAAGTTAAGGTCCGATTGGACGATGGGAACAAATATCCTGGAATTCAGTGGCAACCGGCCGACAAAAGGCCGGGAAGTCGCATCACGGGCTGGACTCAGATGCGACAAATGCTGAAAAATGCCGGTCCGAACAAGAAATTGGACGAAAATAACGAAGTTGTGGCGATTTTTCCCCGAGAAAAGGCCGCTTTGTTCGTATTTTCCAACTGCACGTCCTTTATTGAGACCGTACCTGTGCTTCCTCGCGATGAAAAGGAGCCAGATGACGTAAATACGGACGCAGAGGACCATATCGCTGACGAAGCGCGTTATTTCATCCGATCGCAGGGCCAAATCGGCAAAAGTGGAACAACAACAGGAAACCACTGATCAGAGACAAATACTGCTTGCCATGAAACCCCTCATCTGCTAGGTTCTTCGCTATGTCTACAACACTCGCCTCCACTCACCCGCTCTACACCGATCATCTTCCTGATTGGAAGCAGATGCGCGACACCTATAAAGGTGAGCGGCGCGTGAAATCCCAAAGCACGACCTATCTGCCCGCCACGAGCGGTCATATTCAGGATGGATACGGCGGCAACAACGATCAGGCTATCGGTTATCAAGCCTACGAGGCATACAAGACGAGAGCTCGTTATCACAACTTTGTTCGCGAAGCTGTGCAGATGGCAGTCGGTATGATGCACAATCAGCCGCCTCGAATTGAGTTGCCGGAGGCCATGAAGAACATTCGGTCCAGTCGGAATGAAAAACTGGAAGATTTCCTCCGTCGGATCAATTTTGAACAGCTTCTGACGGGACGTGTCGGCCTTATGGCTGATCTGCCGCTGAAACCCGGAGATGGCCCTGACCAGCCCATTCTTTCGCTGTATGGTGCCGAACGCATCATCAATTGGGACACTGGAGCCACTGAACTCACCTTCGACGAACTCAATCTGGTGGTTCTGGACGAAAGTACCAATATCCGCAAAGAGAACTTCATGTGGGACAAGGAGACGCAGTTCCGTGTCCTCGTTCTGGGCAAGGCGGACGAAAACAACCCCGATGGAGTCTACAAACAGGGTCTTTTCACTGATACCGGATTTGACGAGAGTTCCATGATCACTCCGTCGTACAAAGGTCGCAGTCTCGAGAAGATACCCTTTGTCATCCTCAATTCAATCGATATCACCGCTGAGCCAGACGATCCAGTCCTTCTGGACCTGTCGAACCTGTGTCTCACCATGTATCGTTCCGATGCAGACTACCGACAGAACCTGTTCATGCAAGGGCAGGACACATTCGTCACGATTGGTGGTGCATTTGACGAAGACGATGCAGTCCGGACGGGCGCTGGCGCACGGGTGGATCTGCCTCAGGGCGGCGATGCGAAGTATGTCGGCGTCCAGAGTTCCGGCCTCGCTGAACAACGCCAAGCACTGGACAAGCTGGAGAGCCGCGCTGGCACGATGGGCGCACAGACGCTTGACAGCACCAGCCGCGAGCGTGAGAGCGGTGACAGTATGCGTCAGCGCGTTGCTGCTCGTACCGCTGATCTGAACCAAATCGCTGATGCGGGCGCAGCCGCGCTCGAAGAGATCCTTCGCACCTGTGCTGTTTGGATGGACGAAGATCCAGAAGAAGTGAAAGTCACGGCGAACAAAGAATTCGGTGAAATGCCGCTCACCGGCCAGACTATGGTCGAGATGGCGACAGCCCGTACTCTTGGGTTCCCGATCAGTGCCCGCTCACTGCATGATCTCGCTATGAAGCGCCGTATCACTGTCCGTACCTTTGACGAGGAGATGGCGGAAGCAGCGAAAGAGAAAGAAGAGGATCACCCATTTGCAGTTCCGGCGAAACCGGACATGGCGGGGGCAGATCAAAATCAACCCGGCGATGACACGGACGATGACAAATCGGCTCGTGAAACCGCAAAAGACGGAGGTCAATAATGGGTATCTGGAACGGTTTCAAAGACTGGCTCTATCAGGCGTGGATTGCTCATCCACTCTACACTGTCATGTTCGGTGCTGGCTGCGCTTTTGTGGGCGGCATCATTTTCTGAGGGGTGATCCCTCAATAACCGAGAGACAGTGGTGTCTCTCATATCAGAAGGAGGCATATGGATGCCTGACGTTACACTTGACCTGACCTACGACTCTGCGGAAGCAATCCCGGAGGGTTTCAAGGGACTCTATGACGAAGTCGACGGCAAATTCAACCTTGCTGGCGTCAACGGCATGAAGACCCAAAAGGACGTAACCAGCGTCCAAGAGGCACTGCGCAAAGAGCGTGAAGACCACAAGAAAGCGAAAGACGCGCTGACCCCGTGGTCCTCTCTGGGCGAAATTGCCGATGTCCAAGCCAAGCTGGATCGCATCGCAGAACTTGAAGCTGCGGCCGAAGGCAAGCTGGACGAAGAACAGATCAACAAACTCGTTGAGGGCCGACTGACCCAGAAGACTGCTCCGCTGGAGCGTCAGGTCAAAACCCTGACCGAGGAACGCGACACAGCCCGAGTGGAGAACGATGTCCTCAAAGGCCAGATCGAAACTCGTGACCGGAACGATGCGGTGCGGGCTGTCGCTACGGAAATGAAGGTGATTTCGACCGCCATTCCCGACGTGGAAATGGTTGCCGGAATGTATCTGGAACGCAACGAAGCTGGCGATTTCGTGACCAAGGCCGATGTCAAAGATGTGACGCCCGGCGTGGATGTCAAGCAATTCCTCAAGGAAATGCAGAAGATGCGTCCCCACTGGTGGCCTGCGAGCGAAGGCGGTGGTGCTGGCGGTGGAACCGGTCTCGGCCAAGGTGAAGCTAACCCTTGGAAAGCTGAAACCTGGAATGCGACCTCTCAGGGTCAAATTCTGCGGAAAGATCGTGATCTGGCAACCCGTCTGGCGAAAGCTGCGGGAACCACCATCGGTGGACCGAAGCCGGCTCCGAGCAAATAACCTGTTGCGCTTCGACGCAGCGTGATGTATAGAATTGTCAAACGTGGTCATGGGACTGACGTTTGGCAATTCAATCCGGCTGGTCATGGGACTAGCGAATTCTCTCTAGCCATGAAAACATAGGAAAGGACCTGACTCCATGGCCTCTGGACACACTTCCATCGCGGACATCATTGTCCCGGAAATCTTCGCTCCCTACGCACTGGAAGAGACCGAAGAAAAATCCCGCCTCATCCGTTCGGGCGCTGTGGTCACTGACGACGAGATGACCGACAAGCTGAATGGTGGCGGACTTACCTTCAACATGCCGACCTACGACGACCTGGACAACGACGAAGAACGGGTCGCCGATGAAAGCGTTCGCAACACCTTCACCGGCGGTGTGGTTGATCCCACCCCGAACAAAATCAGCACCTTCAACGAGATTGCCGTTCGCCTCGAGCGCAACAACTCGTGGACCGCAACCAAACTGGCGAAGCTGCTGTCTGGCGATGACCCGATGGGTGCGATCCAGTCGCGCGTCGCCGATTATTGGGTTCGTCGTCAGCAAGCGTGCTTCATCTCCGTGGTGAACGGCGTTTTCGCCGACAACGCGGCTGCTCCGGCAGGTTCCGAGCACGTTCAAAACGACATGACCAACGACATCTCCGGCGGCGGTTACGTTGCAGGTGTGACCGACTTCTCGGCCGAAGCCTTCATCGACACCACCCTGACGATGGGCGACAGCATGGAAGATCTGTCCATGTGCATGATGCACTCGGTGGTCTACGCTCGCGCGCTGAAGAACAACCTGATTGACTTCATTCCGGACTCGGTGAACGGTCAGGCCGTTCAGATCCCGACGTTCCTCGGTCGTGAAGTCATCGTGGACGATGCCCTGCCTGCGGCTGGTGGTGTCTACGAGACGTGGCTGTTCGGCGCTGGCGCAGTTGTGTTTGCTCAGGGTTCGCCCGACAAACCGGTCGAGGTCGACAATCAGCCGGGTGCCGGTAACGGTGCCGGTCAGGAAATCCTCTACAACCGTGTTCGCTGGGGCTTCCACCCCAAGGGTCACGCCTACGTCGGCGCAACGCCGGAGGGTGGTCCGACCAACGCGGTTCTGGCGGGTGCGACTTCCTGGCAGCGGCGCTTCCCGGAACGGAAGCAGATCAAGATCGCTCGCCTCATCACCCGCGAGTCGTAATCTTACGGGGAGGCCTACGGGCCTCCCTACCGCATCAGGCGATTGGAGAAAATCATGACCGCACGTCTTCGCAATCTGCGTCATCGTTCGCTGAAAGGACTGGCTCGTGATCGCCTTGATCATCTGAAGTCTGATCTCGTAAACGGCGACATCGATCCCGCAGGCCGTTTCCCCGAATACACCTTCACCGCAGCCAACGCGACGAATGAACTCACGGTTGCTGGCGAGGATACTCTCGCCGCAGGCAATCCCCGCGTTCTGGTCTACGGTGACGACCTTCCTCTTGGGCTTGAGGCCGGAACTCTGTACTGGCTCGCCGATGCAGGGGTCAACCTCTACACGCTTCATCCGACCAAGGGTGACGCGGCTGCTGCGACGAACACAGTCGCATTCACCGACGATGGTACTGGCACCCAGACCATCGTGATCCTGGAGTAAGGAGATAACCATGGATGATATGAAGGATAAAATCCGCGACGCCCTGATGATGATGGACTCGATGGATGATGAACAGTGGACAACCGACGGTGCGCCCAAGGTGGACAAGGTTGCCGAACTCGGCGAAATCGAAAACCTGAAACGGGCCGACATCATCGATGCTGCTCCGAAGTTCTCACGTGAGAATTTTGATGTCTCTGAGGACGAGCCGGAGGAAGAGCAACCGGAGGTCGAAGCTGAGGAAGAAAACACCGAGGGTTACAATCATCCAGAGATCGTTGCTGCCCAAGAGGCCTACGACAAATCGGTGGCTGATCTGGCGAAAGCCAAAGAAGCAGAAGCCGAGGCGGGCCGTGTGCTGAATGAGACGACTAATCGTCTGATGAAGCAGACCTATGACCGTCAAGCGAACCAGCGGCATATCATGGATGCGATCAATGCTTCCAACACTTCTCGCGCCGCTCGTGTTGCTGACTTCAACGCGAACAAGGCTCTGCTCACCGGCAAGCCACCCCGTTCTCCCCTGGACGAAGCCAAGGCCACTGAGAAAAAAGTCCGGCCGAAAATGTAAGGAAAGAAAATGGCACGACGTCGCTTTTCTCGTAGAATGCAGGCTTTTCTCTATTATGCGAGGAAACGACGCCGTGCCCGTCAATCTGCTCCATAGGAGATCTAAATGGCACTCGTCGTAGAAGACGCAACAGGGCTGGACAACGCAGAGTCTTATGCAGACGTTGCATTCTTCAAGTCGTATTTCGCCGATCGCGGCATCGATGTCACGGCCTTGACCGATGATCAGATCGAGCAGAACCTCCGTCTTGGTACGGAATACATTGATATTCGCTGGGGCAAATCTGCTCCCGGCGTAGAGATCTCCGAAGATCAAGCCCTGTGCTTCCCAACTGACTATTTCATCACTGATCCTGTGTCTCTCCCCCGAGCGCTAGTCCGGGCGACTGTCGAATATGCGTGGTTCTCCTACAACAATGGACTGTTCCTCGATAACGACGGTTCGTCTGGCCCCGGCATCACTTTTCTGAAAGAGAAAGTTGGTCCCATCGAAACCGAGACTGAATGGTCCGGTTCTGGTGATGGTGCAGTTGGCCGCAAATATCCAATCGTTGCGAAAGCAGATCAGCTTATGCGCCAGATCACTCTTTCAGGGAATGGAGGGGTCTATCGCTAATGGTTGACTACGTCAAACTCGCTGCCACTGCCAAGCGTCTCGTTGAAGCCAACGGGCGTCAGATCACGTTTATTCGTGAAGCTGAGACTAAGGCAGATCCTCTCAAGCCGTGGGAAGGCCCAGGAGATGAGGTCGCAGCGCCACCGACGGAAGTTCCTTTGTATGGTGTTTTCGTACCTCCAAACACGGTCCGTCAGTTTGGCGTCACCGCCTTGGGCGAAGGCACCGAATTCGATGATGTGATTGCCTTCTCTGAACAGATCGCCATCGTGTTCCCGGAAAACAATGATCTGCGTACCTTCACACATATCGAGGACAATGGTCGCTGGGGCATTATCGGTCTACAGGTCCTGAAACCTGCAACGACCCTGCTTCTGGCTTTTGTAGCGGTGAGACGATGAGCCTGACCTACAAGCAAGCGATCGACGATATTCAGACGATCTTTCTCAATGCAATCACTCCTTCTGGAGTGAAGGTTCATTGGGAGAATGTTCGTGACCAACGAGATCCATCAGAGGATCCGTGGGTTCAATTTGTGATCAGACATGCGTCTGGTCGCCAAGCCAGTCTCGGGGGCGTGGGTAATCGAGACTTCGAACGTCAAGGCACAGCCATTGCGGCGGTCTTTGTTCCCATCGGAAAGGGCTTGTCAGAGTCTTACAGTTTGGCTAAAACTGTGGCAGATGCGTACGAGGGCGTCACATCTCCTAATGGGGTTTGGTTCAGAAACGTTCGTATACAAGAGATAGGACGCGACGGAGAATTTCATCAGACACAAGTCTTGGCGGAATTCTCTTACTACGAAACTAAGTAAAGGAGGCCAGAGATGGCACAGGTCAATAAGATCGACTCCAATATCACAGGCCTCGCATACGCCGAGGAAGCGGTACTTGGCAGTCTTCCCGGTGAAAACGGTCAAGCAGGCACTCCTGTCTGGAACCGTCTCAATCCGAACAGCTACAATGATTTCGGCGGTGAAATCATTACCGTGGCACCCAACCCGATCAATCCCTCGCGCCAGCGCCGGAAAGGTGTAACCACCGATCTGAACGCCAGCGGTGGGATCAACCACAACTTCACCTTCTCGAACCTGCGTGATCTGATGCAGGGTCTGATGTTTGCAGACGAGCGCGAGAAAGGCTACGAAGAGCCGACCGGCGTTACCGGCACTGATTATGAAGTCGCTTCGACAACCGGCTTCCTGGTCAACTCGCTGATCAAAGGTCAGGGCTTCACCAACGCAGCAAACAACGGCCTGGACGTTGTGACAGCGGTTGTCGCTGACACCACGATCGCAGCGGCTCAAACAACCGTTGAAGGTTCGCCTCCGACCGGTGCGAACATTCGCGTCGTTGGTTATGAAGGCACGACCGGCGATATCGACGTTGATGTCTCTGGCTCTCTGCCTGCGCTGACCTCAACTGCGCTGGACTTCACCACTCTTGGGCTTGTCCCCGGCCAGTGGATCTTCCTCGGCGGTGATATCGCGGCGAACCAATTCACCAACGCGGTGAACAACGGTTTCAAGCGGATCCGTACGATTGCGGCTCAACGGCTGGAAATCGACAAATCTGACGCTGCGATGGTTGCTGAGACTGCCGCTGGTGTGGATCTGCGGATCTTCTTCGGTGACGTTATCCGTAACGAAACCGGCTCTCTGATCAAACGGCGCAGCTACAACATTGAACGGACGCTCGGCGCACCCGACGATGCTGCTCCCGCTCAGATCCAGTCAGAAGTGCTGATCGGTGCAGTGCCGAATGAGTTCACGCTGAACATTCCCTCGGCCGATCTACTGAATGCAGATATCACCTTCGTCGCAACTGACAATGCTCAGCGCGATGGCGTGACTGGACCCAAACAGGCCAGCGTTCAGGATGCAGCAGCTTCCAAAGAGTACAACACTTCCAGCGACGTGACACGCATTCGCCTGTCCACAGTCTCTGATGTGAATGCTGCTCCGGCTGCTCTGTTCGCCTTCATCACCGAAGGTTCGATCAGCATCAACAACAACGTCACACCGAACAAAGCGGTGGGTGTCCTCGGCGCGTTTGACGTGACTGCTGGTACGTTCACTGTTTCGGGTTCGCTGACTGCCTACTTCGCCGATGTCGCGGCAACGCAGGCTGTTCGCAACAACTCCGACGTGACACTGGATATCGGCTTCGCTCGTGACAATCAGGGCATCATCTTCGATCTGCCGCTCATCGCGCTTGGTGATGGTCGTCTGTCGGTTGAGGTTGACCAGCCAATCACGCTGCCCCTGACCACCGATGCGGCTTCCGGTCAGGACGTTGATACCAACCTCGATCACACCATGCTGATCACCTACTTCAACTACCTGCCGAACGCAGCGTAATCAAGATAGGGGCGTCCACTTCTTGGGCGTCCCAACATAACCCAAGAGAGGATATTCAAGATGGGAATGTACGACACTTTCGAGACGGACAGCAACCTTGAACAGAACGGCGTTTGGCTGGACTATGGTGACTTCCGTATGCTGATCGCCTCGGCCGGTCAGGGCAACAAGAACTATGTCCGCTATGCCGAGAAGAAACTCAAGCCTGTTCGCCAAGCCATGAACGCCGGTGCTCTGAGCAACGAGCGCTCCTTGGCACTGATGGCCGACATCTATTCCAAGACCATCGTCCTGAATTGGGAAGTTCGCGGCGAAGATGGTGAATGGTCGCAGGGCATCGAAGACAAAGAGGGTAACATCATCCCCTTCAATCAGGAAAATGTGGAGGAAGCGTTTCACAATCTGCCGCGTCTGTTCATGGACGTGCAGGAACAGGCGCAGTCTCTGTCGAACTTCCGCCGTGCGGAACTGGAGGAGGAAACAAAAAACTCGTAGAGTTCCTGATCTACCAGTTGGATCAGGGACCTGCTGAGCAGAAGATCATCGAACAGTGCGCTAGGAGCGGTTGGGATCTACCCGAAAAGATCAAAAACGCCCCTAGCCTTCTGCCGGGGCTTGAACTATACTACATCGCATTCATGTCCCTTGAAGCCAGTCGGCAAATAGGGATGGGCGCAGGCCCAATATGGTGGACAACGGTTCAAGACTACTGTGAAAGGCAGGGACTGGACGAAGAACAGACTGAGGCTATGCACATTCACATCAAAGCGATGGATACGGCCTATCTTAAAAATCTCGCTAGAAAGAAAAAGTGAATGGCAACTCTTGCGCAATTTTCGCGGAACATCAGGAAACGGGGTTCTCAGGTAGAGAACTCCGCGACCCGTATTGTGAAGCAGAGTTCCAAGGCGGCGCTTCGCTCGCTGGTTCAAGGAACGAAAGTTGACAAGGGTGTCGCCCGGTCGAACTGGCGGGTAGGCATCGGCGCACCAACTCGCGCTGTGATCCCAGCCTACTCTCCGTATCCGAAAGGAAGTAAGGCCAACGGCGCAGGTATGCTTGAGAATGCGAATGCCGCCGCAGCGATCGCGGCTGGCAACGCTCGCATCAATGCGGTCTCTGGTGTGCGCGGTCTTGGGCTGACCACTGCCATCTATATCTCGAATAACATTCCGTATCCCGGTCAGGCTTTCCCGACCGGTATGGTTGCAACTGCTCTGCTCCAGGCTCGTGCCTCGATCAAGGGTTTCAGGGTGTTTGAAGGCTAATGGTCACAGAAAACGTCGATATCAGATTTAGGGAGTCCGGCGCTCGAGTTATCAAGCGCCGAATTGATGAGATTGGTGAAGCTGCTAACCGCTCCACTCGTGGCATCTTTCTCTTGCAGCGAGCCATCTTTGTTCTCGGTGGTGCGGGCGCTATCCGTGCGCTGACAACCCAAGCGGACCTTCTGACCAATGTCGAGAACAGGCTACGCCTGACCACTACCAGCGCACAAAATCTGGAAGAAGTTCAGACACGCCTGTTCCAAGTGGCTCGTGACAGCCGCACGTCTTTCGAGTCTGTGGCCGAGATCTACAACAGGACTGCTCTGTCCGTCCGTCAGCTTGGCATCAGTCAGCAAGAAACTGCTCGCTTCACGGAAAGTCTCGCGAAAGCATCGATCCTATCTGGTGCGTCGACCCGAGAAGCAAACGCAGCACTGATCCAGCTTTCCCAAGGTCTTGCTTCGAACCGCCTGTCCGGTGACGAACTTCGTTCTGTTCTGGAACAACTGCCATTCGTTGCAGATGTGATTGCCCGTCAGCTTGGTATCACTCGTGGTGAACTACGTCAGTTTGGTCGTGAAGGTAAGATTTCCGCAGAAGTTGTTCTTGAAGCCTTCCGTAACGCGGAAGAAGAGATCGATCGTCTGTTCGCTCAGACCCAGCCAACAATTTCTCAGGCTCTGTCTGTTGCGAACACCAACTGGCTTGAGTTCCTGGATAATCTGGAGGATACGTTCCAGATCTCCAGTAAGGTGGCGAATGCAATAATCTTCCTGTCAGAGAATATCGAACTCATTGTCGGCACTCTCGGCGCAGCCGCAGCAGCCTTCGCGCTCTCCTTTGGGATTCGCACAATTCAGTCGATTGCCAACTTCACCCTCAGTCTAAGGGCTGGGGCCGTAGCGAGTGCGCGTCTCCTTGAAGTCGAGAACCTTCGCGCCGCAGCGAGTGTTCGTCGGACCCAAGCGGCTGTCGCATCCAACGCGGCTCGTCAGGCAGAACTGCAACAACGTCTCGCTCTCCTTCAACTGAAGAAAGCAGATCTCCAGCAAACTGTTCTGGATACGCAATTCACCGTAGCGAATGGCCGCGCTCGCAATATCGCAACTGGTCAATTCGTTGCTCTCAGCACGGCGAAAGCGAACCTCGCAAGGGTGACGCAACAGCTTTCGATTGTTGAAGGTGTTGAAGCTGCGACCGCTGGAAGGCTTGCTACAGCCCGCGCAGCACAAACCGGGGCCACCACCACCGCAGCAGCCGCTAACGCCCGCCTAGCCGCAGCACAAGCGGCCAGCGCAGGCACCACGGCGCGGCTTACCCGCCTATTTCCAACGCTGGCTGGTGGCATCGGGCTGGCGGGTCGCGCAATGGCTGGCCTTGGCACACTTCTCGCCGCAAATCCAATCGGCGCGGCTGTCGTTGCAGTCGTAGCGGCTACCGCTGCATTCCTTCGTTGGGGCAATGAGATTAAAGTCACCTCCGATGGAGTAGTTGGTCTGAAGGATGCTGTCGTGGCAGCATTCCAGCTTATCATTGAAGCGATCGCTCCTGTTGCTGATTTTCTACGCAGGACAATCGGCGATGCTATTAAAGCCGTGATCGGCTTCTTTGCTTCACTCGGTGACGAAGTCCGAACTGTCATGGATTTCGTCATCAATCTAGTGTTCGACGCATTCACATTCTTCCCAAGGGTTGCGGTGTCAGCAATCGCTGGTATTGTCGCGGCTTTCGATATACTTCCACAGGCGGCATCTAGTGCTGCCACAAGTCTCGCTAATGCTCTGATTGCAGGTTTCGAAGCCTTTGCAAATGGTGCTATAAATGCCATCAACCTCGTAATTGATGCGATTAACGCTCTGATCAGTTTTGTCGGCGGCGATAAGGCTGCTGAACTCTTTGGGTTTTCTGGTCAAATTGGTAGGATCGGGAATGTCGAGCTCAGTAGATTTGTAAATGAATATGAAGGGGCAGGTAAAGCGGCAGCGAATGCTTTTGGTGATGCTTTCGCAACTACGTTCGAAGCCACTAATCTGGAGAATACGGTAGGCGCTGTGGGAACTGCTCTTGAACCAATTGGTCAGGCAATTACTGAAAGAGCAAGACAGAATATTGCGAATGCTGCTGAAGAAGCTGTCATGGCTCAGGATGTTATCCCAAGCGGTGGAACCACTCCAACCACTCCTGGAGGCGGCGGAGGCGGTGGGGGCGGAGGTTCCCAGAGAGCAGATTTCGCTTCCATTATATCCGGGATGCAGCAAGAGATTGAATTGCTAGGCTTGAGCGTCAGAGAGCGTGAAAGAGCTAATGAGATTTTGAAAATTGAGAAAGAACTCAAGAGAAGTCTTACTGATGCTGAGAGAGCTTTAGCAGATCAAACCCTAAGAGCTCTTGAAGCAGCAAAAACTCAAGCGGACGTTCTCGAAAGTATCGAAGGTCCTCGTCGAGAAGCGGCTGAACGGCAGATGGCTCTTAATGAGTTGTTCCGTCAAGGTCGTATTGATATTAATGATTATACGACCGCTATTCGTGAAATGCAGCAAGCCGCTGATGAAGCATCTGGAACTCTCTTTGGTGGCTTCAGATCTTCTATTAGTGCTGCAATCATGTCTGCTGGAGAACTTGGTACTGCTCTTGGTGATTGGGTGGTAGGTGCCGCTGATAAAGCCTCCGATGCAATTGTTGAATTTGCGAAAACTGGTCAATTTAATGTGAGACAGTTTTTCAATGATCTGTTCTCTCAACTCTTGAAACTTGCAGCACAGCAAATTCTCTTGCGTCTTCTCAGCAGCATTGTTGGAGTTCCTCTTGGTGGTGGGGGCGGCGGTGGTATCGCTGGACTCTTCGGCTTTAACTCCGGTGGATCTATTCTTCCAAGCGGACCTGGATCAACTGACAGTCAAGTCGTGGCTTTCAAAAAACGCCCAGACGAACGAGTAGATATTCTCACTCCTGGGCAACAAGCTGCTCAACAGCAACAGATGAATAATGGAGAAAGTGGTAGTTCATCTAACGTGTCAGTATCTCCGAAGATTATCAATGTCTTAGATCCCGGTATGGTCGGTCAGTTCTTGGATACTCCTGAAGGTGAAACTGCCATTGTCAACACAATCGAAAGAACTGGAATTCTGAATAGAGGTCGGTTCTAATGTCATTGATCTCTATCGGTGCTGATTGGGAATATCAGTTAACAGCAAATACGGTTCCTCCGAGTCCTGAGATAGTTTCTGTTCCAACTACCAGTTGGCTGACTGCTAGTCCTGGTCCATTCGGTGAAGGAGAGGCAAGTTCTGTATCTGTTCAAGCCGCTACGACTTGGACTAGAACAAATGGATTGTGGATCAGACGTTTTATCACTGTTGATGGTCTACGCGAAGTTGTAATCAAGGGAAGAATTGAACAGGCGTTGTATCTTTATTGGGGAGGCACTTATATTGGAGCATTTAACCCCGATAACGATGGAAGAACTGATATTCCTGAATATCGTATCATTATTCCAACATTCGTTGCAACTTCTGGTGTTCATGAGATAGCTCTCCTGTGCCTAGATGACGATTCACTAAGTGGAACTTCATACGTTTCTGTGGAAGCAGAATACATGCCTCCGGTGTTCTCACTACAGCCGCAAGCACCGATTGATGAAACTCTTGAATGGTTAACCGACGTGAGTATCTCTCATGACGGAACTGAAGAACGCCTCCAAGTTACTTTGTCTCCTCGTCAAAGTTTCAAGATGAATTTCCCAGCGCCTCCTAATAAGAAACGTCTTGCACAGAATGTTTTATGGGGTAATCTCGATGAAGAATTCCTCATGCCGATTTGGACACAACCAGTCGTAGTTGGAGCCATTGCTTCTGGTCAAACTTCTCTAAATATAGATACGACTTATTCAGAATTCCGAGAGTCTGGATTAGCTCTTATCTGGGAGAGTTTTGACAATTGGCAAGTTCTGGGTGTCTATAGTGTTTCTTCGGGGACTATTGTCTTCACAGCCGATACAAGAGCTTTCTCTAACGCATGGGTTCTGCCTCTGCGAACAGGTTTTATCTCGAATAAAGTTAATAAAAGTCTAGATGGATATAAGGCTAATTTCAGTTTCGAGATCAACATTCTGGATAACGAAGAACTAACCGTTTCTGCTCCTACACAATATAAAGCTGATGATATTTATACTGATGTGAGTCTTCTCGAAGGATCTACGACGAATGATGATATTAACATCAATCTAAATGTCTTTGATCCAGGAATTGGATTAGTTGAATTCTATGGAACCTGGAACAATGCCCGAATGGGACGTACTCATCGGATTTTGAATGAGGACCTCTCCTCCGCTTGGGCTCTTCGTGAATTTCTTCATAGACGTGCTGGTCGTTATCGGCAATTCTGGCAACCCTCTTTTGAAAATGATCTGAATGTCAAAAATTCCGGAAATATCGATGCCGCTCTATCAGTAGATAGAGATGACTATCTCAAATTTGCCCAAGAGAGAACTCATATAGCTGTCGAAGCTGATGGAGTATGGTATTTCAGAGAAATTCTCTCTGCAGCCATCGTAGATGCTGATACGATGTCTCTAACTCTGGATAGTGCTTTAGGTATTGCATCTAGTGCCGTAAAGCGTGTATCGTGGCTAGGTATAAAGCGTCTGGATACAGATGTTGTTGAGATCAAGCATCTAACTGGTGGTGTCAGCACCTGCGCTTTCCGGATAGTGGAGATAGAACCATGAAGACCATAGATCTTTTCCGTATCGTTTCCGGAAGTGTGGTCTGGACTGTAACCAGTGCTGATAAAGCTCAGAGTTACAATGCTGGTAGCGGTAATGAGATTTATTCTCCTGTTGCAATGCAGAGGGGAGAGGTTGTTCAAAAGAACGAAATCTCTAAATCTGCTCTGTCTCTTGAAATTCCTATTGATCATGGATTATCAATTGAACTCTTAACTTCTTTCAGTGAACAGATTATTACGATCTCAGTATTTACTGATAGGAATGGTTCCGTCACTACTTCTTGGAAAGGTCGTTTGGCTAGTTTTCAACCAGATGACTCAATGATGAAACTCACTTTTGAGTCTATCTTCACCAGCTTGCGCAGAACTGGTCTAAGGGCCACTTTTCAGAAGAATTGTAGACATGCTTTGTATGGAAGAGGATGCAATCTCACTCCTGCTTCTTTCGAAGTTACAGGAACTCTAAATGCGATAACTGGAACTACTCTAACAGTTCCAGAAGCTGCTTCTCAATCTAATGGATATTACACAGGGGGAATGGTAGCGGCTCCTGATGGAAGTTTCTCATTTATCGTTAGTCATTCTGGAGACCAACTTGTTCTTCAGAGAGTTGGTAATTCATTAGCTAGTGCTTTCGCTTCAAATGGAGCGGGCCTTTCAATCTCAATTTATCCTGGATGCAATCATAGTCGTTCTACCTGTAACTCCAAATTTAACAATTTGTTGAATTACGGTGGATTTGATTTTATACCTGATTTAAATCCAATGGGTGGGAGTTCGATTGTCTAATGTGGTGGTATGTAGCTCTCTTCATTGTTTCTTATGCAATCGTCTATGCGACGAGACCAAAGATCCAACCCCAGAAACCAGCGGGACTTGATGAATTTCAGGTCCCGACAGCAGAGGCTGGAAGAGAAATCCCAGTTCTATTTGGAACGAGAGATCTTAACGGCCCTAACGTGGTTTGGTACGGTCATCTGAAGACATCTGCCATCAAGAAGAAAGGTGGTAAGAAATGATAAAGTCTGAAGATATCATGATCACAATGGAGCATGTTCGAAAAGCGAAAATGTGTTCAGGGGGTAGCAGAGCTTTCTTCCGTAAACATAATTTGGATTGGAATAAGTTTCTAACTGAGGGGCTACCAGCGTCTGTGATCCTGGCAACAGGAGACTCTATGGCGGAGCATGTCGTGGAGGTTGCTTATGGGCGGCTCTAAGAAACAGACAGTAGGATACCGCTACTATCTTGGAATGCACATGGTTCTTTGTCATGGGCCTATTGATAGTATCAATAGGATCTCAGTAGATGATCGAGTTGCTTGGGAAGGAAAGAATACCGGAAGCACTATTGCTATATTCCAACCGAATTTATTCGGTGGTGATGAAAGAGAAGGCGGAATTGCAGGCGCTGTCGATATCGAGATGGGGGGAAGTTCGCAAGGAAAGAATAGTTATCTGGTAAGTCAGCTCGGTAACATAATTCCAGCATATCGTGGAGTTGTGGGAGCGGTTCTTAATCAGGTTTACTTAGGAGTTAATCCATACCTTAAGAAATGGTCTTTCAACGGAACTCGCATCAAAACTACTACTGGTGGAGGATCTCAATGGTATTCATCAAGATCTGAAATTTATGGAGGGGGAGTAGCCAGCGGGCAAATTATTGCTGCTGATGATACATGGGAAATTTCTTATGATGACTATAGAGTTCCCCCAGCTTCTCCTAAAGAAACTGGATACAACACCAGCGGACCTGGACCATTTGGTCGCGATGGAAGCCTAGGGACACTTCTGACAGAAGGCGGTACTGGAGGAGAACACGGCTATTGGATCAGGAAAACATTTAATCTTCCAGTAAAAGGAACAGTTCGCATTCACGGAAGCGGAGAGAATTCTGCTGCCATTTATGTGGACGGTGTTCAAGTCTATAATGATAATGCTGCGAATACTCAAGTTTCGGGGTTTACTTTTGATTTTAATCACCCCTTCAGAAACTCTGGATCTCACACCATTCATGTTTATTTCCGAGATGAAAATCCCTATCTAATTGATAATGCCGCCATAACAGTTAGAATGGATTATGTAACTGGTCCTCAAATTGATATGAACCCTGCTCATATCATTCGTGAGTGTTTAACAGATCCCGATTGGGGAATGGGCTATCAATCTTCTGATATCGACAGTACATCTTTCACAGCCGCCGCTGATACTCTCTTCGCAGAGGGATTAGGGATTTCTCTCCTTTGGGATAAGTCGATGACAATCGATGAATTCGTAAAAGAGATTGTTCGTCATATTGATGCCGCTCTTTATGTATCGAGGAAGACTGGTAAGTTCGTTCTAAAACTTATTCGTAATGATTTCGTCTTCGATGATTTAGTTGTTTTGGATAGAAGCAATATTTCTAAGATCACGAATCCCAATAAGCCGACTTTTGGTGAGCTCTCAAACAGCGTTACGGTAAAGTTCTGGAATTACAAAAGCGGCAAGGATGATAGCATTAATGTGACAGATACAGCCTTAGTCCAACAACAAGGCCAAGTCATTGATGCACCAATCCAATATCCTGGATTTTCCAATAAGAGAAATGCTCTACTCGCAGCCCAAAGGGACCTGAGATCTCTGTCTTCTCAATTCCTGTCCTGTACTATCTACACAGATCAAACCGCAAAAGATCTGAACGTCGGTGATGTATTCCGATTGACTTGGCCTCGCTGGAAAATCACCGATATGGTGATGAGAGTTACAGAGATTGCTTTCGGTGATGGTCGAAACAATAAAATTCGAATTACTTGCTCAGAAGATGTATTCTCAACTGCTCTGACAGAAGTTATTGTTGATTCGGAAACTGAATGGGTAAATCCATCACAACCACCCACAGCAGTTCCCGCTATTATGGCGACTGAAATCCCGTATCTTGAAATAGTTCAAAATCTGGGTCAGACAGCCATTGATAATACTCTAGATGCGAATAACGAAGTTGGATATGTTCTTGGAGCAGCTTCACGCCCAGAGAGTGCAATTAATGGAAGACTGTGGACAGATCCAGGAACCGGTTTTGAAGACTCAGCCAGTCTAGATTTTTGTCCATATGGAGAGCTGTCTGGCTTCATCACCGCTACCGAGACTTCTATTGAATTAACAAATGTCAGTGATCTTGATGAAATCACGACAGGAACTTATGTTCAAATTGGAACTGATAATGATCAAATGGAACTATGTCGTGTAGATAGTGTCGACACAGTTAACAACATTGTCGTTCTTGGTCGAGGTTGCCTTGACACTACTCCGAAATTTCATCTCGCCGGATCTCCCCTCTTCTTTTGGGATTTCTTCAATGGCTTTGATCCAGTTGAATATGTTCTCGGTGAGACAATTGGAGTTAAAGTCACCGCTACAACTGGTCAGGGAACTCTAGACGTAAGTCTGGCAGAGCAGGTAGATGTTACTCTAGATCAAAGAGCCTTTAGACCTTATCCCCCTGGAAATTTCCAGATTGGATCAGTATCATATCCAGTGGGAGCTCTCGAGGGAACACTAACTCTAACCTGGACTGATAGAGACAGACTGCAACAAACTTCTGGAACTATCTATGATCACACATTCGGAGATATCGGCCCAGAGGCTGGAACGACTTATCGAGTTCGTGGTTATCTAGATGGAACTCTAGATCATACAGAAGAACCAGCTACATCTGGTACAACTTACACACCTTCCGCTCCTGGATTGGTTCGCATAGAGGTTCACTCTAAGAGAGATGGAATTTATTCTCTTCAACCTGCGATCCATGAATTTGTGTATGGCGATGTTGACTTCACTATGCTAAAAGTAGAAGACTCGGAAGATTATATGGGAACTGCAGACGGAGATGTCCGCATCACGGAGGACTGATAAATGGGTATCAAGAGAATTACAGATCTGGATGCAGTAGCTTCTCTAGCTGGCATCGAACTAATCGAAGTTTCACAGCAATCTTCGGTAACGACAATTAATGCAGCTACTATTAGTGCAGCCGCTTCTGATAATAGCTACAATGACTCAGGTAACGGTTTCATCGCTGCTGGTTTTGCAGTTGATGATAGAGTCATAATTGAAGGATTTCTGACTCCGGCGAACAACATTGTTGTGGCAACAGTAACCGCTGTCACTGCGGGAAAATTAACAATTGGCGGAACTGATGGTGATGTAATTGTTGATGAAGCTGCTGGTCCATCTGTGACAATCAGTAAATGGACAACTCGTCGAGCCACAGTTGGTCAAGTTGGTGGAGGCGGAGCGGAGAATTACGATATTCGATTTGCTTTCGGCACAACTCCAGTGGCAGATGAAGTCATTGACACAATTCCGATGGTTCGTGATGTCACTCTTCCCGCAAACATGACGGGATCTGTCGGTGATATTGTCACAAATCCGACAGCTTCTATGACGATTAGCGTGAAGGATGATGGGGTTGACGTTGGAACCGTTGTCATTGCTACCGATGGTAGCTTTACATTCACAACCACCGGGGGAACTTCTCAAATTATTGCCGCTGGTTCAATTGTAACAATTGTCGCTCCTTCTACGGCTGATGCAACTGCTGCAAACGCATCGGTGACGCTATTAGGGAGTGCTGGGTAATGCTTCTTAATCTACCAAAACGAGCCGGAGGAGGAGTGGTAGCTGCGTTCCCATATACTTTTCCTCTCTTAAGTATCAAAGCCACTACTGGCTCTGCTGCTGATTGGACCACATTTGTCGGTAATCTTTACCAACAAGGGGCAACCGAAAATTGGATTACGAGCAACACAGCCGATAGATCTAAGCATTATCAAGATTTTCCAGCGGGGGCTACGAGAGAAGCTGTAATTGATGCCGGTAATGCGAGAATTGATATTTCACAAGTTATCAGCACTTTCACTGACGACGATGGTGTTCACGCCTTCGTTGAATTTTTTGATGGAAGTTCTGGTTTCCTTGGGCATGGATTTACTCCCAACTCAAATCCTTCATCTGAAGTTACGGACTCTAAGACAGATATCGTTGTTCCTCCAGGAACTAGAACGTTTCGTATAGGTTGGCAGGGAGCTCGTGAAGGGGGAACTGAGCTCAGCGCCTATGTGAAAGATCTGACTTGCACTATCAAAGAAGCTAGCTCTCCATGGGATGATGCTGTTGTAGCTTTCTCCGAATTTGATGCAAACATAACGGGTTGGACAATTACCAATTCCGGTTTTGCAGTTCTCTCGTACGCAGCAGGAGATTGGGAATGGCAGTGCGAAGATTGCTATGCTGGTGGAGGATCGGACTCTTATACTGCCGCGAATAAAGCGATTACCATTCCTACAGGATGGGATACTAAAATTGCAACTGGAAATGTGAGAGCTTTAATCCGCTGCACATTCCATAATGCGAATGATGATGACGACGCAGGTATCGGACTTCGTTTTAATGATGGTGCAACTAATCCGGTCGATGAAACTGGAAGGACTGCAATTGGAAGTCAGGCTATTTACATTGAACATGATGCGGCGGTTCCTTCTGCCACAACCAGCATAGATATCATGGCCCAAATGTGGAGAGATGATGGTTCCTATAATGATGCTGCAATCAGCAAGATCAGTGTGATCTTATATGAGGTAATTCCATGAATGATCAAATCATGAAAGACAAGCGTTTCAATAATCGCCGTAGGATGGCATGGATATCTTTCTGGTTCATGCTTGTAGTCGGAGGATGGATGCTTTGGCAGGGTGTGACGACGGAAGATGGAGCAGATCGAATTGAGAAGCTCAGCTTCCTCTTGGGTACTCTTTTTGGAATGTGTACTACAATTGTCGTTTCTTATTTTACCGCATCAACTGTTACCCAAGTGAATGACTTAAAGTTTGGAGGTGATGGAGTGAAGGTTTATAAAGAAGTTATTGACCCACCAGAAGCGCCGCAGGAGGGCAAGTAGTGCCTGCCCGGTGCCACCATACCCAAGCGCCCCACAAGCGCCCCTGTGCCTGCCCCTGTGGCGGCGCTGGTGGTACTATGGTGCGGGGCTTGGCATCCAGCGCGTCCGTAGGGGTCGTAACATGCTAACTTCACTGTTCATAGGCTGGTTCGGGAAACGCGCAGGGGTTGCATTGGCCCGTCTTTTGCCGTATCTCTTGGCTGTGCTTGCTGTTGTCGTTATCGGGTGGCTGATCTACGACAAAGGCTACGACCGTGGGGTCAATGTCACTGAGCAAAAATATCAAACAGCTATAGAAGAGGAACGTCATCGTCAGATCGAAGCGAACGATGAAGCCCTTCAAGCTGCAATGGAAAGACAAAGAGAACTTGAGAGACTTCTAGAAGAACGTGATGCAGAGATTGCAGACATATTGCGAGAAGCTGAGGAAGACCCCGAAGCTGGTCGCCGCGCTATCAATGCTGACAGCGTGCAGCGAATCAATCGGGTCCGTTGAACCTCCGAGGCTAGACCCTCCTCCCTCTGGGCTTGTCGAGGCTTGCCAGAGACCGATCGTGCTGCCGGATCGTGAACTAACCCAAAGTGAGGTTGAGTTCTTCTGGATCAATGACCGTGAACGACTTATTCGTTGCGGTTACAAACTCCAACAACTTATCGAATACTATGCAGATCGTGATCGGAGGCTTACGGAATGAGTATAACCTTCGGCGAACTACTGACCATATTCAGCATCCTTGTCACACTCACCGGTATCGTTGCAACAATACTGTGGAACCTGTGGCGGAAAATCACCAAAAACTCTGAAGACTTGTCGGCTTTCAAATTGAAGGTCTCGGAAGAGTATGTAAAGAAGAAAGATTTGCGGCAGGTCTTCACTGATGAGGAAACCAATGGATAACGAGCAAAGACTCACAAGCATCGAGCATCAGTTGAGTTCTCATGACCAACGTCTCCAGTCTCTTGAGCGTATGGTTTCTGAGGCCAAAACTGATCGAGCAGTACGAATGGAAAGGGACAAACATTTGGATCGTCGTTTCGATAAGTTAGAGCAAGATGTCGGCGACGTCAAAGGCTACCTCCTGAAAATCGTATGGTTGATTGTTGCTGGCATCGTTGCCGCGTTTATGGCGTTCCTGGTGAATGGGGGATTTAGTGTTGGCTCTTGACAAACAACTGAAATTCTGGTTGAGTGTGCCAACGCTCATCATGCTCGTACTTGTCGGTTCAATCCCATTTGTATTTCCCATCTTCTCAAAATATGAAGGGCAATACTTTCCCGTCGTGGTGACTGCGATCGATACAGATCCAGATAGCGAAACTTTCGGCGAGAACCTTCCTTTAGTATTTCATGAAGAGGCTGGACCGACATGGGAAGACCCTTATGTCGACATCTATGTTCAATTTGAGAAAATTCGCACTTGTGAATTCTTTGTTCCTGAAAGGGAGAGTTTCACATTTTCAGCCTTTGAAAAGCCTGCCGCATCACTAAGTTGGTTCTCTCCAACCGGCCAAAGACTTCTCGTGGACTTTGAGCCTGAGTCTCATGATCTTCCGGTCACTCGCCCTGTTGGGCGTCAGTTGTCCGGACCTTGGCGTATCTACGGTGTTCGCTCCCTCATTGGAACTTACGCTGTGGTCGCCCATCAGTGTCATCCACTCTGGCTGACATATACTTCCTTCTATCCATTACAGGAGAACCCAAATGGCATATAGACTCGGAGAAAGATCCAAGAAAAACCTGCAAGGGGTCCACCCCGAACTGGTTGCTCTCGTCGAAGAGTGTATCAAGATCACACCCGTCGACTTCACAATCCTCAATGATGGTGGTCTGCGTACCGCCTCTATGCAAATGAAACTCTACAAGCGGGGCGCTTCCAAGCTGGATGGTCGTTCTCGCAAATCCAAACATCAGAAACAGGCCAGTGGATATGGCGAGGCTGTGGACCTCGTCCCTTGGGTTGGATCACCGCGCTGGGAATGGCCGCTGATCTATCCGATTGCTGGCTGTATGGCTTATCTGAGTCGCGAGATGGACCTCGAACTCAGATGGGGTGGTGTATGGGACCGCGAGATGGACGACTACGCTCCCAGGACACTGAACAGCCCAGAGTCGTACGCTGAGGCGATGAAACGGGAAGTTCGTGCCTATACGATCAGGCATCCTGGACCTGATTTCATCGACGGACCACACTACGAAATGAAACACTGACTGCTTCTCTAGTATTGCCAAGTATAGTCAAGTGATGTCATCTCCAAAGTCCTAACCCGTTGGCTTTGCAGCAAAAGATTTCGCCTGACTATACTGGCAACACTGGCAACACTGCCCAGCGGTGCAGGGCGTGGCGGCTGTACCCTGCCGGAAATTTTAGTATAGTCAGTATAGTCAGTATAGTCAGTGATAAATTATAGTAATAAAAACAATAACTTGAGATGGCAATACTAGTCTCGGAGACAACCAGTCCTAGTATAGTCAGTATTGCCAACCCTGCTCCCTTGGGCTATACTGGCGTTAGAAAAGGAGAACCCATGGATATTCAAGACTTCCCGCACGTCATCGAACCCTTCCAGCACCAGAAACAACACCTTGCAGAACACGTTGAAGAGAAAGCGTGGGGTCTGCTCTGGGAGCAGGGAACAGCCAAGACCAAGCCAATCGTTGATACCGCAGCTTACCTGTTTGCAAATGACAGGATCGATGCTCTGGTGGTTGTGGCTCCTCCCGGCGTTGAACGGAACTGGAACACCGACGAAATCCCAAAGCACATGCCTCCGGAATACGCTCTCGATGTCATGGTCGGTGTGTTCCATACTGCAAAGAAAAAGACCAAGATGCACCAGCGTCTGATGAATGCCCTCCTTGCATGGGATGGTCTTTCCGTGCTACTGATCAGCTACAACGCATTTATGACCAAAGAGGGGAAGGAGACTGTTCGCTTATTCCTACGCAAGCGGAGAGTTCTCTATGTGCTGGACGAGGCGCACAATATCAAGACTCCTAACGCCAAGCGCACGAAGTCTATCGTCGCTTCTGGCAAGTATGCGCCGTTCCGCCGAATACTCACTGGCACTCCGATCGCAGTTGGCCCGTTTGATCTGTACTCGCAGATCCGCTTCTTAGACGAGTTCTTCTGGAAGAACAAGGGCATCCACGGTTCTGTGGAGTTCCGTCAGCACTTTGGGCGATGGTTCACTCGTGCCGATTGTCAAAGGCTGCATGGATATGATCCCGGCTACGACAAGCTGCTGGAATATCAGAACATTGATCAACTCAAGGAATGGCTCAAAGAGATCAGCGACCGGGTGCTCAAAGATGATGTCCTGGACCTGCCTCCGAAGCTGTACTCGAAGCGTTACTTCGATATGTCCCGCGAACAGAGAACCGCGTACGAGACTCTCGAAGAAGAACTGATGCTGGAAGTTGGTGACGAGATCATCACAGCAGAACTCCCAATCGTGAAGCTTCTGCGCTTCCAGCAAATCACTTGCAACTATGTTCCGGTTGGCGAAGATGAGCCGATTCATATGTTTACAGCAAAGAACCCGAGACTGAACGTGATGGAAGGTATTCGGGATGAGACACACCACCCGGTGATCGTGTGGGCGCGTTTCAAGCATGACGTCGACCAACTCATGGATCTGCTCGGCAATGAGGCCGTACGATACGATGGTTCAGTCGACGACGATGAGGCCGAGAGAAATAAACTTGCCTTCCAAGCTGGCGATGCGAAATGGTTCGTCGGAACAGCCCAGAAGGGCGGTCCAGGTCTTACGCTTACTCAGGCAAAGACGATGGTCTACTATAGCAACAGCTTCCGCCTCATTGACCGTCTGCAGTCCGAAGACCGCGCTCACCGTGCGGGCATGGACGAGCATCCCGTCAACTACATTGATATCGTCGCGAATGACACAGTGGATGAACGCATCGTTGACAATCTTCGCAACAAACGAGACATCGCTGTTGAAATTCAGGGCGATCCCTGGAAGGAATGGATATGACCGTATTTGCGGTTCAACAACAGATGAGGTTCGATCCTCACAAGAAGGAACTGGTCCCCCGGTTCCCTTCGATCAACAAGGCGCAGCGGTGGGGTGAGATCGTGTATCTCCTCTCGCCATCTGCGCACCCGTTCAACCCTGAACTCGTCTTGGGCGACCTACACGAGAAGCTGTCTGGCTTCTGCGACGATGATCATCTTCTGCTGATTGGCAACCCCGGTCTTATCGGAATGTCAACTGCGCTGGCTGCTCATTACAATGAAGGTCGTGTCAAGTTCCTCCAGTGGAGTGGACGACATAGCGAGTACACGGAGATTGTCACGAAGATATTTTGATGTTGTCACTTGCTGGCAGATAGGCTAGGTTGAACTAGCCCGAAGCCCAAGAGGAAATCACAGAATGCAAGACGATCCCTATGCAGATTTCCGGGAGGATGAAACTCCTGGAAATCTTGACACAGTTCTGATCCAACTGGCAGACGAACTCCAGGCCGCCGAAGCCTACGTCGCCCTCAAGGAAAAAGAACTGGAGGAAGCCAAGGACGCTGTGAAGGAAATCGCAGAAATGCGTATCCCGAATGCGACAGACGGTCTCGAGGGAAAGTTTGCACTATCCGATGGGCGCACACTCGAGGTCAAAGAAGACATCCGTTCAAGCATCGCTGGTGAGAAACGCATCCCCGCAATTGCGTGGCTCGACGAGAACGACTATGGTCACATCGTGAAGCGCCAGCTTACGTTCGAGTTCGGTAAAGGCTCAGACAAGCAAGTTGAAGCCTTCCGAAAGCATGTCCAGAAGATGAAAACTCCGCTGGTCATGAAAGAGAATTATACCGTCCACCATGCTACTCTGAACGCATGGGTCAAGGAACAGCTTGGCGAGGGCGTGGAATTACCTCGTGAGACGTTTGGCATTTTCCGCCAGCGTGTCGCGAAGGTTAAGGAATAGGTGGAGCATGAAGGATGCAGTCCGGATGGAGACTTATTAGGCGGGAAGGTGGACCAAGCCAGATGCCGAAGGGTAATGAAGGCGGATGAATGAGGGAGTTGACCGACCCTCTACCTATACTACTCTGCCAGGAGGGATACCCTGGAGATACTGACTAACTCTGAACAAGGAACTCAGAAATGGCGAAAACTGACGTGGCGAAAGCCAAATCAACCGCAGTGGGCGCAGCCTACGACTATGGCGATATGTCTCACAGCGGCTTCGAAGATACGACGATCAACGATCTGTCCATTCCCTTCGTGAACGTGCTGCAAACCAACTCTCCGGAGGTCGAAGACCAGACGATCGAAGGCTCCAAAGCTGGTGATCTGCTGAACTCCGTGACCAAGGAAATCATGACGCAACCTCTGCGCGTGATCCCGGTTCACAAGGAAGAGGTCTGGGTTGGCTGGCGTCCCCGCAACCAAGGTGGCGGAGTGATGGGCCGGTATGAACCTGACAGTGCCGAAGTGAAGGCTGTGATCAAGGCCAATAGTGGTTCCCGCATCCCACCGAAAGGGGCCGATGGCAAGCGCATCCCCTTCAAGGGGCCGGACGGTTGCGAAATGGTCGAGACCTATTACGTCTACTGTCTGATCCTGGACGAAGAAGGCACCACGGTCGACAGCTATTGCGTTCTCGCGTTCTCCAGCACCAAGATCAAGGTGCAGAAGGACTGGATGACCGCGATGTATACCCAGAAGGGTCGTCCGCCCATGTTTGCGAACCGTGCGCGGGTCTCCACCGTGAAGCAGAAGAACAACGATGGTTCGTTCTTCAACTTTGCGATCCACCCGTTCGCTGAAACGTGGCGCGAAAGCCTCATCAACCCCGGCGAGAACATGGCTCTGCTGGAAGAGGCAAAAGACTTCCGTGACATGATCCTGAATGGTCTGGCGAAGCCTGACTTTGACAGCGTGACTGGATCGGATGATGGATCGTCGGGCGGCTCCTCGGGCGGCGGCTCCGGGTCGAGCGACGACGATGAGATGCCGTTCTAAGTTGGGCTGTTAGGACGCGCATCTACCCCCTGAGGGGCGGGCTTTCCCCGAGGCTCGCCCCTCACCCTTTCATTGGAGGCTCTCTATGGATTTCAGTCCAGAACAAAATCGTGCATTGATGGAAGTCAACGCATGGCTCAATCACGGCGATCATCAGGTATTTCATCTCTTTGGGTTTGCTGGCACCGGCAAAACAACTCTTGCAAAGCACCTTGCCGAAGGTGTTGATGGAGACGTTATATTCGCAGCATTTACAGGCAAAGCCGCCCACGTTCTACGTCAGAAGGGTTGTGAGAATGCTCAGACAATTCACAGCTTGATATATCACAGCCGGGACAAGAGCCGAGCCCGTCTGCAAGAACTGGAACTCGAACTCGAGAATCTTGTCAAACAACTCAATGAAAGCGGTCTGAAAGATGAGTTCATTGAGGATCATCCAAAGGTTCGCCGCCTCAAGGAAGATATCAAAGTCGAAGCCGACAACTCTGAACAGCCCATGTTCATTCTCAACACGGAAAGCGCCGCCCGTGATGCCGACCTTATCGTAATCGACGAATGCTCCATGGTCGATGCGCAAATGGGTCAAGACCTTCTAAGCTTCGGAACACCTGTCCTCGTCTTGGGCGATCCAGCGCAGCTTCCTCCTGTCGGAGGCGCAGGGTATTTTACTGAGAACATTACCCCGAACATCATGCTTACGGAGATCCATCGGCAAGCCCAAGAAAGCCCGATCATCCGCATGGCTACGGATACTCGCAATCATATCCCACTTACAGTTGGAGAATGGGGAGAAGGATGCTACGTTCACCCTACCGGCACGAAGCTGGACGCCGACACAATGCTGTCCTACGATCAGATACTGGTCGGCAAAAACAAGACAAGGAAGCTGACCAACGCGAAACTTCGGCAACTGAAAGGGATCACGGATCCTTACCCCGTACTCGGAGACAGATTGGTTTGCCTTCGAAACAACAGTGAGTTAGGCTTGCTGAATGGGGCCATCTTTGAAGTGTCTGATGTGGAAGGGGTCATGGACTCTAAGGTGTTCATGTCAATTCACCCAGAGGATAGTCTCGCGTCGATAGAAGTAAATGCTCACGAGCATCATTTCCTCGGCACAGAAGAACTACTCGGTTGGTACGAAAAACGTGAAGCACAAGAATTCGCATTCGGCTATGCTCTGACCTGCCATAAAGCGCAGGGTAGTCAATGGCGGAATGTTTGTGTTTTCGATGAAAGCTACTGCTTCCGCAAAGACAAATGGCGGTGGCTCTATACTGCGATAACCCGTGCGGCCGACGCCGTGACTGTAGTCAGAATGTGAGAGGAAACCCATGATGCAAGGAACGAGACGAATGGTTGGTCCACGAAACCCACACTGCGATGCTATCGGCGCAGAAAAATACCGAGGCAAGAACGAAGATCACAGAGAGATGAGCAACCGCGTGGCGGGCTTTCTGCAAGACAATCATGATCACTATATGGCATTCCGCACGATTACCATGGAACAGCGTTTCTCGCCTCCTGGACGTGTCTTGGCCGGGGCAGGTTCACTGAAGAACGTGACACTCTACAATTGCTTTGTCATGCCCACTATCCACGACAGCTTTGTCGATGGTCCCACCGAAGCAGAACGCATGATGGTTCCTTCTGGTCAATTCCCCTCCGAAAGCATTATGGACGTCGCCAAGCTGGCTGCAACGACCATGCGTCAGGGCGGCGGTGTGGGCTACGACTTCTCAACGCTGCGTCCATCTGGCGATATCATCAAGGGTGTTGACAGCACCACCGATGGGCCGCTGCGCTTCGCTGGTATCTTCGACATGGTGTGCCGCGCTACGGCTTCGGCCGGTAATCGCCGGGGCGCACAGATGATGGTTCTACGCTGCGACCATCCGGATATCGAAGAGTTTATACGTGCGAAGCAGGTCCAGGACGACACTGTTCCTTGGGACCTTCGCCCTCTCCGTGGTTTCAACATGTCTATCGGTGTTACCGATGAACTGATGGAATGTGTTCGGGACGATAGACCCTTCATGCTCAAGTTCGATGGCCGTGACTATCGTGAAGTCAATGCTCGTGCCCTGTGGGACATGATCATGCGCGGAACCTACGATTGGGCTGAGCCGGGTGTGCTTTTCATCGATCGCATCAACGAGATGAACAATCTCTATTACTGCGAGAAGATCGCTGCCACCAACCCTTGTGGAGAGCAGCCTCTCCCTCCCTACGGTGCCTGCCTCCTGGGCTCATTCAACGCTGTGAAATACCTTATCCTCAATGAAGACGGAACCTATTCGTTCAATTGGCCGCTTCTGGAACATGATATCCCTCATGTCGTACGGGCCATGGATAACGTGATCGATCGGAGCCGGTATCCCCTTCCGGAACAACGGATCGAAGCTCAAAGGAAGCGGCGTATGGGTCTCGGGATCACCGGCCTTGCAAACGCTCTCGAAGCAATGGGCTTCCCTTACGGCACCCCTGAGTTCGTAGACTTCCAGGATCAGCTTGGTGAGTTTATCGCAAACCACTGCTATCAGGCTTCGGCTCGTCTGGCTGCTGAAAAGGGTTCATTCCCACTTTATGATGCTGACAAGTATCTATCCTCGCAGTTTGTCCAGGGTCTGTGGGAAGATACCGTGAAGCTGATAAAACGCCACGGCATCCGGAATTCTCACCTGACCAGTATTGCGCCCACGGGCACGATCTCCCTGTATGCCGACAATGTGTCCTCGGGCATCGAGCCAGTCATCGACTACACCCAGAAGCGCAACGTCATCATGAAATCCGGTATGGAGACTGTGGTCATCCCCGACTATGGCATCGAGAATCTTGGTGTGAAGGGTCGCACAGTGAAGAGCGGCAACATCACCGCTGCCGAGCACGTTGCGGTCCTATGTACTGCTCAGCGATGGTCAGACAGCGCAGTGTCCAAAACCTGCAACGTTCCCGCTGACATGCCCTACGATGACTTCAAGGACATCTATTTCATGGCGTGGGAGAACGGAGCAAAAGGTCTCACAACCTACCGTCCCGCTGGGAATTACGATGAACCCATCAAGTCGGCTGATGGTCACGAGGCTGAAGATCGGGAGACCGAGAAGCTGGCTGAACTCCAGGAAGAGGATGGCTTTTCTGGATCCTGCGCACTGGACGAGTTCGGCAGAAAGACAGGTGCTTGCGCTGACTAAAAGTTGTCTCTCAAAGACAAATAGTTGTTGCCTCTAAGGCTCGGATGGCGTAGGGTTATTCCACCTTGCAAGAGGCAACAACGTGATATCACAGAAATGGAGTCAACTATGACCTCGATCAACTTCCAGGGTAAGGACTACACCCAAGCATCGCTGAAAGATATGTCCGTCGACGAACTTCTGACCCTCCGCAATGCTGTCGCCGCCGATCTGGGTGTGGCCGAAGTCAAAGGCTTCAAGGATCAGGCCACTGCCGAAGCGCAGACCTGGAAAGCCCTGGAGCGGGTCGCTTCCAACACCGATGATACCAAGGCCAAGAAAACCAAACCGAAGGCTCCGCCCAAGGAACGTGGTCTGGCGAAGTCGGCTGAGGCGAAGGTTGTCAAGCGTCCGACCAAGAAAATGTTTTCGACCATTTCGAAGACCGGCGAACATGACGGTACTCAGGGGCGGGCGCATCGCTGGCCGAACTACAAGGATGGCATGACCATTGTCGATGTCATTGAGACCGAAGGCACCGAGCCTTGGGACGTCTACAACTGGCAGGGTCAAGGCATCATGACCGTGACCGAGCCGACGGACGAAGAATTCGCTGAACGCAAGGCCGCGTGGTACAAGAAGCACGGCCTGACCGACCCCGAAGAGGCGAAACGTCTGAAGGCCGAAGAGCGGGCCAAAGCGAAGGCCGAACGCGAGAAGGCCGCTGCCGAGAAGAAAGAGGCCCGTGAAAAGGCCAAGGCTGAAAAGGCGGCTGAACGCGAACGCAAGGCCAAAGAGAAGGCTGATGCGAAAGCGGCCAAGGAAGTGGCCAAGGCCAACGCTTCCTGATGCTCGATCGTCAGAACCAGTTCTTCGAGTTTGTCGAGGAACGCGAAAAGGTCCGTCTTCGAAAGGAGGCGGGCCTTCCTCGTCCTTGGACTGATGATCCCATCCTTCAAGGATACAAGTTCACCAACGTCCATCGTCATCACGATAGGACCAGCAGGGAGTTGAGAGAACAATTCTACGGACCACACTTTCACGACGACCGTCGCAGTATCCTGATGAACGCCGCAACATTCCGTTACTTCGGAACGCACGAGTTCGCAACTGCTTTGGGCTGGACCGACTACGAGGCAATGGATGAAGACCATTGGGAATGGGTCAAAGACCTCGCCGAAGACCGACTGGCAAACAAAGAACGGGTGTTCACCGGCGCGTATGTCATCACGAACCAAGGGATCTCCGCTCCTAAGCAAGAAGTGGTGGTCGACTACTTTCTCAAGGCTCTGCAGAAGGCGATTCCGAAGCTGATGGACATCACCCAAAGGACCATGTGCTGGGAGTTCGTGGCTGACGAAATGCGAACCATCCAAGGTTTCGGAGGCTCTGGCTTCATGACCAAGGAAATTCTGCTGGACACCACCTATTCCAGCTTCTGGGACGATCAGGTTGAACACCCTGTAGACGGTTCATTCAGCTTTCCTTGTGACTGGACAGAATGGACGCCAATCGGTCCGGGTGCTCGTCGTGGAGCAGCAAGGGTCAACGGCGATGATGATGCCAAACCTCTGAAAGAAACAGCGGCGGGTGATGTCATCAAGGCTCTGGTTATGAACCAAGGTCTGTTCCTACCAAGTGAATGGGATCAACTAGCACCCCACGATATCCAGTTCCAACTCTGCGAGTTCGACAAGTACGAACGGGTCAGGCTGGGGCAGGGCAAGCCTCGGAGCCGCTATGCTGGAATGGCTGACTGATAACTTCTGGCTGAGCCTGTATATCGGGCTCAGTCAACTATTCTTCCTGAATTATGCAGCCAAGAACCGTCGCTCTCTGGGCTGGCTTGCCTGTGTGATCTTACTGATCATCGCTCCTCTGTGGCCACTGATCCTTGTGATCATGGTGATTTGGAAGCGATAAACTACACTTGTCTTTTGCCTGCGGGGCCGCTATGGTGGTCAGGCAGTTTCGGAGAAGCCCAAATGAAGATACTAGTCGCACTCCACCAGTGCATGGACCTTGGTGGAATTATCAACCATACAGAGCAACTCATCGGCGGTCTTCAAGACCTCGGCCATGAGGTTCATCTGAAAGAAATGGTATGGGCGTTCAATGCGCCCGCTCAGCGAAAAACCGCAGACTGGAGCATCGGCCCTAGCGGTATCGCCCATCATCAAGGAAAGGGGTGGAACTTTGATCGTACGGAGCGTATTCCTTATCGTGGTGGTGCTGCTCTTTCTGGAGCAAAACAGATCCTCGAACGTTACGATCTCATCATTTGGACCGTGCCATGTCCAAGCAAAAACAAGAACAATCTCGGCAATAATGACTGGCCCGAGTTGTACGACCTTCCAGAACGCATTAAGCAGATTGCGTTCATTCACGATGGAAATGCCGTAAAAGGCAACAGTCACCTCGTCGCCGTGCAGGACCACCTCTCTGGGCTTGCCTGTGTTCACCCCTGCGCTCTCAATGGTGCTCAAATCTTCGATGTTCCTCGTGCGCTGGTGGTGAACCCTCAATTCGAACCTATTCGGTCAATTGAAGAATGGCATATCAAATCACCCGGCTTTGTGAACATGCAGACTTTCAAAGCCTGGAAGCATGTTCATGAACTGGTGGAGGCAATCGCCTATATGCCGCCCAAAGAGGCTGATGAACTGCGCGAGATCGCTGGCCTCGGAATTGAATATCGCTATATGACCAGCGAAGACAAATGCAAGGATGCCTATTTTCACGAAGATGGTCGCCGGTTCTGGGACGCCGCTCTTGAAAACGGCATGACCCATCACGACTATTGGGACACTGACGAAGTGAATAGTTGGCTCGAGGAAGCCCGGATCCTTGTGGATCCATCGTGGTCCAAGAACTATTCCAAGATCGGTGGTCACTTCAACCGTGTGGTGGTCGACGCCATGATACGCGGTGCTGTCCCTGTGGCTCGCCGTGCTGGCATGGGTGATGAACTGTTTGTGGCCGGTGAGCATTACATTGAGATCCCTCCTGATGCTTATCCTGCCGAATACGCCGATACAATTCTAGAGGCGAGCCATATGTCTGTCAGCGAAGCAAGTCGCTATCAGACCAATGCAAATGATCTACTGCCCATGTTCGATCGCAAGACTGTGGCACAGCGGGTCATTGATCTTGCTCATGGTGAGGTCGACGTCGAAGTCATCCAAGGCACTCTCACTGCTGCACAAGCAGACAAGGCCGATGATATCCTTTTCAACCACTTTGGAGTTCTCCTGTAATGGAAGTCATATATGCGAGAAATGTCGAGGAAGCCCTTATCCTCAGCATGAAGAAAACCAAGGCCGAAGGGAAGCACCGCGACAGTCGCAATGGTCCGGTCTATACCTTCGAAGCACCGCTGACCACGGTGTATCAGAACCCAAGGGAGAGGGTTATGTTCCTTCCTGAGCGGGACTGTAATCCGTTCTTCCATTTCATGGAAAGCCTGTGGATGCTGGCCGGTCGTAATGATGTCGCTTGGATCGAGCGGTTCAATTCCACCTTTGGGCAATTCTCTGATGATGGTGTTACATTCCACGGCGCTTACGGATATCGCTGGCGCAACTGGTTTGGAGCCTGGGAAGCTGATGGTGGTCAGATCCAGAAAGTCGGCATCATCGACCAACTCCAGACAATTGCTGCTGCTCTCAAGCAGAACCCTGATGATCGCCGCATTGTTCTCCAAATGTGGGACACCAGTGCTGATCTCGGCATGATGGGCAAGGACTTCCCCTGCAACCTCGTGACAACCTTCCGGATCAATCCGTCAGGCCATCTCGATATGACTGTGTTCAACCGCAGCAACGATCTGATCTGGGGCGCATACGGTGCCAACGCTGTTCACTTCTCGGTTCTCCAGGAAGTCATGGCTACATGGATCGGGGTGCCTGTTGGTCGCTATTGGCAGATCAGCAGCAACTTCCACGCTTACCTCAACACTTTCGAAAAGCACAAGGCTCTCCTGAACCTGTCCCCCGGCTTCACTCCGTACGAACTCGGGGAAGTTCAACCATTCCAGATTGTGAACACTGATATCGAGACGTGGTTCCGTGATCTGGATATGTTCATGTCCGAAGGACCAGTCATGGGTTTCCAAGACCCCTTCTTCAAGAAGGTGGTGGTGCCGATGTTCCAAGCGTGGGAAGCGTGGAAGGACAAGGACGCCCCGGACTTCATGGACTCGGCTCGATATTTCGCTGACCGTATCGCTGCAACCGACTGGCGCAAGGCTTGTCTCGAATGGCTGGAAAGGCGCGACGTATGACCTCGGAACCCTACGCAATCGAAACATTGGTGGAGCGGGTGAAATATTCCCGCGAAGCCGCCAATGTTCATCGCACCCACTGCACCCCTCCGCCTCTACCACACTATGTCGGGATGCACAGTTTCAACATGCTGACAATGCTGAGGATCATGTGGCCGGATGCTCCTCTCCGCCTCGTTTGGGCTGTCCTTGAACACGACATGCCTGAACGTGTCACCGGCGATATGTCTCATCCTGCAAAGGCAATGGGTCTCCTCAATTTTGACCGACAGAGTCATATTGAGATGTACCTCAACAGCGAGGTTTTCGGCAGCGACAGCGTGACAGCTTGTACTCCCGAAGAAATCAAATGGCTCAAGGGACTCGATATGCTCGAGTTCTACTGCTGGTGCAAAGACCAACTCATGCTTGGTAATCGCACAGTGGAAACCCAAAAGAAATATGTCGAACAATTCATGATCAAGAAGCAACATGAGTTTCCAGTGGAACTGATCGACCTCTATTACGAAATCAAGGAGTCTGATTGGCAGACCCTTCCCGACATGGAGTTTTGAATGGGACAGAAAGACAAAGGTATCTACCGCAAGTTCCACGTTGAACGCACAGACGGCCAGTCAGAGCCTGGAGGCAAGCATGTCGGCTGTGAATACTTTGTCCTGGATCTGGACCATGATCCGTTCGCCGCTGCTGCGATCGCTGCCTACGCTGATGCGTGTGAAGAAGAGTATCCTCTTCTGGCCGCTGATCTCCGCAAGAAGCTAGAGGTTATGCAATGAGCCATGATCGTGATGTAAAGTTCTGCGATTGCGGAAAGCAATTGTGGGACGGGGCAGAATGCAACTGCAAGAAATCTGCCAGTGAATATCAAGTCGGCGGTAATCACTACCAAAGCGACTATCAGCATTGGGACTGGTCTATCGATATCCGGCTCGGTTATCTTGAAAGCGCAGCCACGAAGTATGTCACACGCTGGAACAAGAAGAACGGTGTGCAGGACGTCCAGAAGGGCATCCATTATCTCACCAAGGCCAAAGAGGCATTTCTGGAGAAGCGCCTCAAGAACTGGTCGACTGTGGTCGGAGCCAATCGCTCACTCGCCCATCTGGCTATCATGAATACCAATCGGTTCTGCGAAAGCAATCAGCTTTCACCGCTGGAAACGAATTTCATGCTGGCGGTTGCCGGTTGGCAGAATGAAGGCGACCTTGCCGTTGCGATCGGGCTGGCCGAGCAGATACTTAGGAACGCTGTAGAGGCCGCACAAGCGCGGGCCGGTGCCGGGGCTACCCCTGCCCCCACCACTGGCCTAAAGCGGCCACAGCCCGCTAAAACCGGGGCCGCTGGACGTGCTGGTGGTGCTACCACCCAGCCCCCGGCATCCAGCGCGTCCACAGGCGTCGGGAAAATCAACCATCCCGCCCCATTTGGCTATGAAGGTGACGAATAATGATCATCAAAGGGTGGGCCTCGGTATTCGGGGAGAGTGATAGTCATAACGATGTGACCGTCAAAGGCTGCTTCGTGGCAGATCTCAAGAAATTCACATATGTCAGGCCGATGCTGTTGTCGCATGACTCATCGAAGATCATCGGCCGATGGGATCTAATACAAGAGAAAGACTACGGTCTCTGGTGTGAAGGCACCGTACTTGATGAGGACGCACAGTTCTGGATCAGGGAACACTGCCTTTCTGGGCTTTCCATCGGCTACGCTGGCCGACAGGAGAAACAAGAAGCTGGGCTTCGCAAACTGCAAACTGTTGAATTAGAGGAGATCTCCGTCACCGCCGTACCTATGAACCGAGCAGCGAGAATTGTGGAGATCTTGAATGGCGAAGCAGACTAAACAGGCACATGCGAAAGCACTCAATGATGGGACAGCGCCAATTCAGATGGGCTTCTTTATGCCTGAAACTGACTGGCGTCCTCCCAGGATCAGCGACCTCCCCTCTTGGGCTGGTGCCAAAAGGATAGCTATCGATGCAGAGACCAGAGATCCATCAATCGGAAACAACCTCGGCTCTGGTCAGATGCGTGATGGGTATACCGTCGGATGGGCTTTCGCCATTGACGGTGGTCCAAAACACTACCTTCCGTTTAGACACGAAGGCGGTGATAACATTCCAGAAGACGAAGCCCTTCGCTATCTGCGGTCGCAGATCAAGCATTTCGAGGGAGAGTACGTTGGAGCAAATCTGGCGTATGATGTCGACTATGGATACAATGATGGATTTGAGTGGAATAAGAATGCGAGGTTCCGCGATATTCAAATCGCAGACCCACTTATCTACGAACTTCATTTCTCCTACTCTCTAGCGAACATCGGTAAGCGTTACGGCATCGAAGCCAAAGATGACACAATGCTGGTGGAAGCAGCGAGAGCGCATGGTCTTGACCCAAAGAAAGGGCTGTGGCGTCTTCCCGGTCGATATGTTGGTGCTTATGGTGAGCAGGACGTGGCTTCACCGCTGGAGATCCTTCGTAAGCAGGAAGAGATCATAGACCGCATGGGTATGCGACAGATCTGGGATCTGGAAAGCGATGTTCTACCTGTGCTGGTTCGCATGAGACGTCGTGGTGTCCGGATTGATTTCGACAAGCTGGATGAGATCGAACAATGGGCTCTCAGTGAAGAAAAGAAAGCAGTCAAGCAAGTCAAAGACGCCACTGGCGTAGACATCGGTATGGATAACGTGTGGAAGCCCAATGCTCTGGCTCCTGCTCTCGAAGCCATCGGCATGCGTCTGAAGAAAACCAGTACCGGCGCACCACAGATTGACAAGGCTCTGCTCGGAGGCAGTGAACACCCGGTTCCCAATGCCATTCTCCATGCCCGCAAAGTCAACAAGATCAGAACTACTTTCGCCGCATCAATTCACCGCTACCAAGTCAATGGCAAGATCCACTGTCAATTCCACCAAATTGCGCGAGAAGATGAAGCCGGGGATCAGAAAGGTGTTCGGTACGGCAGACTCTCAGCAACCCACCCGAACCTCCAACAGCAACCTTCACCAGACCGTGATCCGGTTATTGCTGGTGAATGGCGCAAGATCTTCATACCAGAAGAGGGAGCGATTTGGGGCTGTAACGACTACTCACAACAGGAACCGCGCTGGACAACTCACTTCGCCGCCGTGCTTGATCTACCGAAAGCGGCAGAGGCTGCTCGCCGGTACAGAGAAGACCCATCCACTGATAACCACGATATGATGACTCGACTGGTGAATGGTGATGCCCAAGTGGAAATGTGGCTGGCCGAAGATCCGAAGGGGATTTACAAAGTGGAACGCGGTTTCTCCAAGGCTATCTACCTTGGGCTTTGCTATGGAGAAGGCGGGGCCAAGCTATGTCACGATATCGGCAAGCCTACCCGCTGGGGACATATATCTGGATGGGGTCGTGAGCGCCGTGTAGAGTTCTATGAAACCCGAATGGACGCTATGGCTGCTCGCATGGAAACTGGCACTGGCTTTGTCAAGGAAATGGCGGGTGAAGAAGGTCAGGAGATCCTAGACAAGTTTGACAGAGAAGCGCCGTTCGTTGGTAAGCTGGCTAAAACCGCCACAGAACGCGCTGAGGCCAATGGCTACGTCAAGACAATCCTTGGTCGGCACCTTCACTTTGAACAGCGTGATGATGGCAGCTATGACTATACTCACAAGGCTCTGAACCGTGTGATCCAAGGCTCCAGCGCAGACCAAACTAAACTCGCTATCGTGGAACTAGACCGCGCTGGCTACTACCTTCAACTCCAAGTGCATGATGAGACAGATGGCAGCTATGGTTCGGTCGCCGAAGCAGTCACCGCTGGTGACATCATGCGGGATTGTATCACTGAGCGGTGTGACCCGCTTGTTCCTTTCAAAGTAGACACGGAGTGTGGCCCGTCATGGGGAGAAATCAAATAGTAGATCTAGACGCGACTCTTCAGGCTGAGACTGAAAAGGCGCGGTGCTTCAAGTTCGAAGAAGACGGACCTGATGTATGGATACCGAAATCACAACACGAGTGGGATGAACACGATTGGGTCGTGTCTCTTCCTGAAAATGTAGCAATTGAGAAAGGGCTTGTCTGATGATACTCTCAGGACAAACGATTCGCCAAATGGGTGATATGATCGCTCCATTCGAAGAGCGTACCAAGCATGAGGGAATGACCTATGGCGTCGGACCCGCTGGCTATGATATGCGTGTGGAGTTCGATGATACCGGCTTCGAGAAAGAAATGCAACTCTGGCCGGGAATGTTCCGTCTTGCTTCCACGATGGAACGTTTCTGTATGCCGAACGATGTTATGGGGATCGTCCACGACAAGTCCACTTGGGCTCGCCGTGGTCTGGCCGTGCAGAACACTGTCATCGAACCCGGTTGGGAAGGCTGGCTTACGCTGGAACTTACGAACCACGGCCAGGAGAAGATCACGCTCAAGCGTGGTATGCCGATTTGTCAGGTTGTCTTCCACCGTGTCGACCAGCCAGTCGAAAAGTCCTATGACGGCAAATATCACAACCAAGCGCGTGGACCCGTAGAGGCAATCCACGATAAGTAGAGGTTGTCAATTGCCAATCGCTAAGGTAGTATGAGGGTTCTAAGAAATGTCTGAAGCATCCAGCCGCGCCAATCTCGTAAAGAAACTGAAACCGCTTGATGCGGTCTCTATCGAGAGCCCGTCCACTGGTCTAGGCATACCGGACGTTAATTTTATCGGAGGCTGGATCGAATGCAAGTGGATGAAGTATTGGCCCAAGAGTGCGGACACCCGTCCGGTGAAGTTCCCTCATCCCCTATCGAAAGAACAACAGGTGTGGCTCTGGCGTCGGGAGAAACGCGGCGGACTGGCGCTGGTGTGCGCTCAGGTGAGCAGGTCGTGGTTCTTCTGGTCCGGAAGACACATCAAGGAAAATAATCTATGGGACAACATGACAAGACCGCAGATGATAGCGGAAGCGGAACTGTATTTCCCGAACGGGTTGGAAGTGGAAAGGCTTCTGACTTATCTGAGGGAGAACGGGCGCTAATCTATCGTCGGCGTATGCGCTTGAGCCAGAAGGCGATGGCGAAGAGTTTCGGTATGAAGCGCCGTGAATATGGTATCGCCGAGGCAGAAGGAACTCTCAAGCTACCCGGTTTCATGGTAGTCGTTGAGCCTCTTGAACCTCACGAACAATGCTTCCTGTGGCGTTATCGCTCAGGATGGACACAACAGGAATGTGCCGATCTCATGGGTATCACCCGGTATTGGTACAACCTGATGGAAAACGGTCGCGCGCCCAGCGACCGACTGGAGGCGTTCTGGAATGAAAGGTGAGACCCCAAAGTCAATTGAGTTTCTCGAGAAGTTCTACCCTAAAGGACCGTGGCTTCTCACTGCTATTTCAACTGACCGTAAAGGCATTGATACCGCTGTATTCGGCCCGAATACTCTGGAGCCTTGCCGTAACTGGATCGAGAAGTACAACGGCGACCGCAACATCTATTTCACTGTGAACAGGCCGCAGAATGCGTTCTTTAAGCAGGATAAGATCAAGAAGCCGAACAAGGTCGATATGTGGGAAGCCGGTTGGCTCCATGTCGACATCGATCCTGCCGAGGGTCAGGATATCGCCGAGGAGCAGGAACGCGCTCTTGGGCAACTCACCGATCAACTCCCCAAGGGTATCCCCGAGCCGACAGTAATCCTGTTCTCAGGTGGTGGCTTTCAAGCCTTCTGGAAGTTGGACAAAGCCATTCAGATTGATGGCAATGAGGAGAAATGGCTAGACTTCGAACTCTACAACAAACGCTTGGAACAGATCTTCGGCGGAGACCACTGTCACAATGTTGATCGCATCATGCGTCTACCCGGTACAGTCAATGTCCCGGATGCAAAGAAGCGAAAGAAAGGTCGGGTTGAAACTCTCGCCAAGCTGCTGCAATTCAATGCGAAGAATATCTACAGCATTGATCAGTTCAAGAAAGCACAAGGGGTCCAAGGTGATTTCGGAACTGGACGCACAGCAGGCGCAGGGGCGAAAGTCAACATTCCCGGCAACGTGGTTCGCATTGAAGATCCTTCAGAATTGGATCAGTATCAAGTGCCGGACAGGCTCAAGATCATTATGGTCCAGGGTATGCACCCAGACGAGCCCAAAGAGAAGGACAACTCTCGGTCTGCATGGTTGTTCGATTTCTGCTGCGGTATGGTTCGCTGCAAGGTTCCGGACGAAGTCATATATGCTATCCTCACAGATCCTGAGTGGGGCATCTCCGAAAGTGTCATAGAGAACAAAGCCCGCGCTGAACAATACGCTGTCCGACAAATTGGCCGAGCCAAGGAATATGCTGAAACCCCCGGAGACAGCGATGATCTCGTATGGATGAACGACCGCCATGCGGTGATCGGCAACATCAGCGGTAAATGTCGTGTCATTGAGGAAGTTCCTGATGATCAGTTGAACCGAACCAAGCTGACCTATTCCAGTTTCGAAGATGTCCGGAACAGGTACAGCAACAAGAAGGTGCAAGTCGGTACGAGCGACAAAGGCGCACCAGTGGTTGTCGATCTTGGAAAGTTCTGGCTGAACCATCCGATGCGTCGCCAGTACGACACCATCAAATTCATGCCGAATCAAGAGAAAGAAGGGGTGTATAACCTCTGGAGAGGCTTCTCATATGCGGCGCAACCGGGTGACTGCTCATTGTTCTTGGAGCATTTGCGGGTCAACATTTGTGGTGACAATGAAGAGAACTTCAACTATCTAATCAACTGGATGGCCCGAGTAGTTCAGTTCCCAGCTACGCCTGGAGAAGTTGCGATCGTTCTGCGTGGCGGCAAGGGGACAGGTAAAGGCACCGTCGCGAAATACTTCGGTGCTCTCTTTGGGCGACACCATGTTCATATCGGTAACGCGAAACACCTTGTCGGGCAATTCAACGCTCACCTAAAAGACTGTGTGTCTCTGTTCGCTGATGAAGCCTTCTTTGCTGGAGATAAACAGCACGAGTCAGTTCTCAAGATGCTCATCACTGAGCAAACCATTCCAATTGAACAGAAAGGGATTGACGTAGAACCCTATCCCAACTATGTTCACTTGATCATGGCCTCCAATGATCCACACGTTATCCGTGCCACGGGTGATGAACGGAGATATTGTGTTTTCGATATTGGAACCCGTAACCAGCAGGACAGCGAGTTTTTCGGCGCAATCGATGAACAAATGGAGAACGGTGGATACGAGGCTCTGCTCTACCATTTGCAGTCCATAGACCTCAGTGACTTCAACGTCCGTAAGGTTCCACAAACAGAAGCCCTCCGCGAACAGAAAGATCTGTCACTGAGCCGTGAAGAAGAGTGGTTCTATCAGAAACTGCAAGATGGTCGTCTCGTGGAGCAGCATCCCAAATGGCAGGGAGCGATCCCGACCAAGCAACTCGAGGAAGATTTCACGTCGTATACCCAAAGGTGGCAGATGAACCATCGCGGAAATGCGACTCAGCTTGGTAAGTTTCTAAAGAGAATGTTCCCGCATCTTATCAAGAACCAGCAGCGTATGACTGTTGAGAATTACGATAGCGAAGGTCGCAGCCACCAAGTCAAGACTCGTGTCAACGTGTATGATTTCGGTACGTTGGAACAATGCCGCACAGCTTGGGAAGCGACGCATGGTGAAACTGAATGGGAGGAACTTCCATATGAAGAAGAACTCGGTGAAATTGAGAAGCCATTCTGATGGCTTGTGAAGCGCCCTGCTTTGATTGTCCTTTCCTCCGAGGGGCCGACAAAGTCATATTTGAAAACCCGGATATTCACGATTTTGTTTTCGATCACCTTACCGAGGACGGTGGATATAAAGTCTTTACCTGTGAAGAGCAGGAGGACGTCTGTATCGGCTGGCTTCAAGTAATCGCAAATGGAATGCAGGTCGGTGTAGAAGACTTTGATCATATAAATGATCATGTCGCTTTGATGGAACGCAACATCAAGGACTATTGGCAGGGCGTTTGGGAGTTTATGGGCCACCACGACTAATAGTTTGGAGCCCTACGGACGCGCTGGAGGGCGGTTGCCCGTGCTAGGCACCACCAGCCCCACCACAGGGCGCACCGTTGCCCCTGCCCCAGCACAGCAAGCCTCCGGCGGCGCTAGAAACAAACCGTTGGTCAACCGGGTAGCGCCTGCGGTATAATATAGTCAAGAAAGTAAAGGTAGAGACATGGCAACAGTTGAACTCACCACACCGGACCCGTTTGAGCCTCCACTTGAGGAGCCGCAGGAGGCCGACACAATCATATTCGAAGACCTGCTTTCTCGAGATGCTTCGAATACGGTCTGCATAACTGAAGAGAACCTGGACCTTGTCTGGCCCCGCGACCCCGACCAGGAACCTGCCGTGATCGTTGGGAAATGGTTTCAAATGCCACCGACTTGCGTTGGTGAGTTTATTCCCTGTGAAGAGAGGTATGGTCGAGATACTTGTCTCGCTTTTGTTTTTGATGGACCTGATCTCCCGAACCTGAACGCTCAGGTCCCAGCCCCCGGCGCTGGTATCCTGCTGCTCACCGCTCTGGTCGGAGCCGCTGCCTACAAGAAAGTTTTCAAATGAAACCTATGCTCGCTGGCAAGTTCGACGAGACCAAGGTTGAACGGAAGCTTCCTCTCTTGGGCCAATTGAAGTACGACGGGATCCGTGTGTTTGTCCGAGATGGATATGCTTATACGCGCAGCTTGAAACCTGTGAGATCTTCGGAACTACAATCATGGGTTCGACATAACTCAGACTTCCTTGAAGGTATGGATGGGGAGATAATCTGTGGAGATCCGATCGCCCCAGATTGCTATCGCAGGACCATGCAATTCGTTATGTCCTACGACGCTCCAGATGATTTCACATTTTATGTGTTCGACAAGTGGGACGAGCCGTCCACCTTCACCGAGAGATTTGGTATTGTGGAATATGTGGCCGGACAATTTATCATGGGTTCAGACGGAGAGCCCAAGATGAGGGCAGCCGAGACACGGAAGCTGGAAACCATGGATCAAGTATGGGCCTTCCACAATGAGATGATCTCACAAGGCCAGGAGGGTATCATCCTTAGAGATCCCGATGCTTTCTATAAGTATGGTCGAGGCTCGCCTGTGAAATGTGAGTGCATCAAGATGAAAGAGGGCGGCTGGATTGATACGGAAGTCCGCATCGTTGGCTTTACCGAGAAGATGCACAACGGCAACGAGGCTACGATTAATGAACTCGGATACACTGAGCACTCCGGCCATAAAGAGAATCTCGTACCGATGAACACTCTCGGTGCGTTGGAAGTGGAAGGTCATTTCGAGGACGGAACTCCGTTTTCATGCCAAGTCGGCACCGGCTTCGACGACGCAACTCGTGATGCAGTCTGGTTTGACCGACAAAGTCATATTACAAAACTGGCGAAGATAAAGTATTTCTCCGTCGGTATCAAAGACAAACCAAGGTTTCCTGTCTTCTTGGGCTTCCGAGACCCTGATGATATGGACCCCGAGCAACTGGATCTATTCTGATGAAGATAAAAGTCATAGTTCGACCAGAAGCAGTGTCTCAGCCGAGAGTTGTCCAGAATGTCGATAAGAAGAATACCTCACAGGTAGAATTCTTACCGCGTTGTGAAGCCACGAGAGTTACGACCTATAATAGTTTCTATGAAGGTCGAGCTGATGTGACGAAACAGTGCAGCATGGCCGCTCGTTACGAGATTGATGGTGTGAATCTATGTGCCAGACATGCCGGGGAAGTGGCTCTTGCACAGGCATTGGAGGAACAGAATGACACATGAAGAACTCCAAGAGAAGCTTCGCAAGGCGATGGGTGGTAAGATACCGATGGCTGCTCGTGATACATGGGCAGAGTTCCTTCGGAGCCGAGCAACAGAGTTCTGGATGAATTACGATTGGGTGAAGCATCCCGCCTTTTGGAAATGGGTGTACGAAGACCCAAGAGTGGACGGAGGTCTCGGAGGTATAAACGGGACAACGATTATGATAATGGAGCATGGAAGGATAGGACATGACAGACCCGCCGTTTAAGAGCGGCGACCGAGTAAGACTGAAGACCGGCAAATCAGCCATTCAGGTCTTGGAAGTTGACTATTTCACCTGCGACTGCCCGGCGAACAATCCGCCCCGCATCAAGAAATGGAAACGTCCGAGAAAAGGATGGTATATTCGGTTCGCATATGTGAGTTCTCTCCATTACGGAACTGAGAACACTTACGACAGAAGCTGGAGAGAGGCTGACGACTTTGTCTTCCTCGATCCCCCAGATCAAGAAGAGGTTACTATCGATATGACCAATATCCTGTACGAAACGAAAGACGGAAAGTTCGGCACGAAATGCGGCGAGAATTCCGAAGGCAAGTGGATCCTGGAAATCAAGGGCGCTGGCGGTGAAGTCAAGGCGTTCGATCCCAAGGAACTGACCGAGGTCGTGCCCTACTCGGTTGAACTGATCCGCCTGAACGTGGAACCCGGCGTGAAACCTGAGCGGCGTCATTACCGGGCCAAGAAAGACAGCGTGAAGGTCGGCGACGTCCTCATGCAAGTCACAACTTCTGCGCTGTGGAAGGTGAACAAGATTGACACCAAGTCCCGCACTCTGCACGACAGCAACAACGGGTTCGTCCGGCTGATGACCGAACCTGTGACGGTCGGCAAGGAATAAAAGAACTTGTCTCCTACCCCGTCCATGGGGTAGGTTACGCCTATCAGAGTTAACCAAAAACTGGAAACTGAAAATGCCCAAACTCCATGAACTTTTGGCCGTGATGGCCGACACAACGAACGCAGCCGCTGCGATCGGTAAGGAAACCCTGACGGTCTTCGCGAAGAAGCCGGACCATTTCCGAGGACACACCAAGACTGTTCGTTTCTTTGACGAAAGCCGCGCTGGCGAGAACACCGACGAGACCAAAGAAATGGTCACGACTGTCGCCGACAAGCTGGACCACCTGTTCGGCGTGACCGGTCGCCACTACGATGCCCTGTTCCAGCTTGAAGAAGCGAATGGCCGGGCCAAGGCCGACCTCATCGTGGATGGTGTGACCATCATGAAAGATGTCCCGGCCACCTTCCTTCTGGGCATGGAGACCCGCCTGAAACAGCTTCGGGAAGTGCTGATCGCAATCCCGACCCTGGAAATGTCGACGAAGTGGGAAGCTGATCCCAACCTCGGCGAAGGAATGTATCGTGCCCAACCGACGGTCACGATGAAGGGCGAGAAAACTCTCAAGTCGCGGATCCTGGTCGAGCCGACCAAGGAACACCCGGCCCAAGTGCAGCAATGGAATGAAGACGTTCCGGTCGCTCGCATCGAACTGACGCACACGTCCAGCATGATCACGCCGCATGAAAAGTCGGCGATGCTGGGCCGCATGGACAAGCTGATCTCGGCCGTGAAGAAAGCACGGCAACGCGCCAACTGCGTTGAGGTCGGCAACACGAAGATTGCCAAGGAACTCTTCGAGTATATCCTCGGCTAAACGGATCCCATAGGGGATAGACTGAGACTGAGACTGAACAAGCGCCCCGGATCTGGTCCGGGGAATGCTAACCACTCATACTATAGAGACTTGTGCCCCTTAGTGTGAGAACGGAAAGGAGACAATTAGAGATCGTCACATCCTAAACAGAGGTCGTCGGTTCAAATCCGGCCCCGCCATCCAACACCCTTATCGTTGGACTGCTGGCGGGTAGCTCAGTGGTAGAGCGCTGGTTATGAGAGTAAAATGCGGCGAATGCTCGAAAAGATCCTGGTCTAGATGAGTAGCTCATTTGGTAGAGCATCTGACTTCTAATCAGAGGGTAGCCGGTTCGATCCCGGTCACATCAAAAGGGGGCGGCGCGTAGGGAAATGCGTCGTCCCCACTTGTTTACGACAAATAGAATTGGTCCGCAGCTTGTCTTGACTGTATACTATGGGTTCAAACAACCAACCTTTGGAGAACACCATGTTCCTAATTAACTTCGTGCGCGCATGGGCAGCGGATAGCCTGATCAAACTCGGGTTCGCCATTGCGCCGCCGCACTATCTGGAACAAATGTTCTCAGATCAGTAAAAGATTTGGGGACATAGCTTAATCGGTCAGAGCAGGCCGTCGCTGTCAAAAGCATTAGGCCGGTCCGGGTTCAAGCCCCGGTGTCTCCACCAGAATGAAAGGCTACCAAATGGATCAGTCAATACTTGATAAGATTGCTGCACTCAAGGCGAAGATACCTGAGAACGGCGCAACTGAAGACGAAGCCATCGCTGCTCTGCAGATCGCAGAGAAGTTGATGGAGAAACACGGTGTCACAGAGGAAGATCTGAAAGCCGTGGAGTTCAAGCGCGACATGTCCAGCGCCACTTTCGAACAGAGGCAGAAGCAGGAGCATCCCTCGCAAAAATACTGCGATACGACTATTGCTCGCTACTGCGGAACCTTGGCGTGGAATGGTCGATCTCAGACTGTGAGGAACAAGAAGGTTACTGAGATCTTCGGCTTTAAGGGAGACGTCGCGATGCACGGCTTCCTCTTGGGCTTGATCCACGACAGCATGGATCGTGGGTGGAAGGAGTTCCTCAAGGAAAACCCAAAGAAGGAGGGAGTGTCGCGTCATACGCAATACTGGTCGTTCATGATTGGTTTCGCCGAGCGTATCAACACTCGCCTTGAAGCACTCATGGAAGCCCGTACCGTCCAGCATGACAGTACCGGCAATGATCTCGTTGAGGTCAAATCGGAGATCGTCCTGCAAGGCTTGAAGAGCATCCTTCCTGATGTTCAATTTCGCCAGCCGCGAAGCAGCAGTGTGAGAGCGAACATGAGTGCCTATGGTCAAGGCATGGCCGCAGGTGATAAGGTGAACCTGCAACGTCCAATTCAACAGGCCCAAGGCGGGCTGAAACGACTCACATAGGAGGAAAATCTATGAGTCTCATTTCCCGGATTGCGAAGAAGCTGCGTCGCCGGAAGCGCGACAAAGGCATCGCAAAGCGACAAGTGTCGCCGACCATGACCGAGGCCGAGCGCCTGATCATGGCGAATTGGGGTTTGTCCTTCAAGAACCCTGAACCGGAACGGGCTGGCACCCTTCGCCGCATGAAGCGGGAGAAAGCCAAGTTCGACGCCAACAAGAAAATCCCTTCCGGCGACAAGATGACCCGGCAGCGGATGCGGGCGATGGCTCGACTTCATGAGAAGCGTATCCGTCAACAGACAACTATGAAACAGACGGTGATGGCATGAACGAGGGCTTCGATCTTCTCTGGCTGTGGACCGAGCATGGTATGCCGATGGTGATGCTCTTTGTGATCTCGGCAATCGTTGGCTTCGGCTTCCGTACCGGCTGGCGCATCAATGGTCGCATCTATCGCGATAAGGACAAATAGAGTTTGTCATAGTTAGTGTCCCGCCCGTATACTGGTGGGGCATTAACAACGAGGCTACCAATGACCATCTACTTTGCGAACAGCGGCGCTATTGATCTGGATGTCATCCGGACAATGGGTGTCAGCGTTAAGAACAATGACAACCCCATCGGCTACTTCGGCACCGGGTTGAAGTATGCGATAGCCGTGCTTCTGCGCACAGGACACAAGGTTGAACTAGACAGCGATGGCGAGACCTATGTCTTCACCAGCCGGGAAAAGATCATACGCGGTGAGCCATTCCCACTGGTTTTCATGAACGATGAACAGCTTGGTTTCACCACCGATCTCGGCAAGAATTGGGAGGTCTGGCAGGCGTATCGCGAATTGCATTCCAACTGTCTTGATGAAGGCGGCAAGATCTCCAATACACCTTGGGAAGCTGACACATGCTGGAGGGTCAGCGGCGATGGTATCAGCGAAGCCTACGCTGACCGCTACAAGATCTTCCTTCACGGTGAGCCGCGTTGGCTCGGAGAAGACCTGGAGATCCATGAGGGCGGCTCGCAGTTCATCTTCTATCGTGGTGTCCGTGTGCTGCAACTGCCGAAGCGGACACGTTTCACCTACAACTTTATCAACGGCATTACGTTGACCGAGGATCGCACCGCCAAGTCCTCCTTCGATGTCTCCTACAAGCTGGCCTCTCGACTCCCTACGGTGGGCAAGCAAGATTTCTGGGAGAAGATGTTCAGCCGTCGCACTGATGTCTGGGAGAACCATCTGGACTATGACTACTGCGGCGCTCCCTCAGAAGCATATCTGGAAGAGGCCGGTCGGTACTATCGTGAAGGACGTCTCACCGACAGCCAAGCGAAACTCTATCTATCCAACCGGGGCGACGACGCCATTGAACAGATCACCCTATCCGATGATGAGAAGCGCACTGTCGAACAGGCAATCGAGATGTGCGAGAAAACCCTCAACGCCCACATTGACAGAGAAAAGCTGTTCTTTGTCGATCATCTCGGAGGCGGTGTCTATGGCAAGATGCAAGAAGGCAATATCTTGATCCCACGTCAGACCATCGCCAATGGCCGAGACTTCCTGATGATCACCCTGTGGGAGGAGTTCATCCATCAGCACCTTGGGCTTGACGACTGCACTCGCGCCATGCAGCAGTATCTGTTCGACAAGGTTCTGGCATTCGCAAAGGAGAAGTGGGATACCTAATCCTGATATAGACCATAGAGGCTTGTTCCTTACAGGGGACGAGCATCACAAAGTGATTGAGGAATTCACTGATCATTTTGAAAAGAACATGGGTGTCGGTCCCGGTATGTATACGGCTCTGCTCGGGAACTTCCTTGGGCGTGTTCAATACTATGTCACTCACGGATCTGATGTCCCTGAAGAAGACTTCCTCAAGATGATTGAGGAGAACCGCAAACTCGGCTATCTGGGAATGGCCCAAGAGAAACCACCGGAGAAACACTGATGACAATCAAAGATCCGAGTTCACACCCACCAGAAGTTGAAGAAGTTTGGTGGATCCACGCCAAGAGCAAGGAAGCCTACACTATCCTTGAGTTTGGCATCAACGAGAGCGATCTTACTCCGGTAGTTATTTATCGGAAACGAGAAGGTGGTCCAACATGGATAAGACCAGCCCTCGAGTTTTTCGACGGTCGCTTTTCACAAGCAATAAGGATGAAACAATGAAATATGCAATTATCGCCAGTCTCATGATGACAACTTCTGTTCATGCTGGCAATCTCGTGACTGTTGGTCTGGATGATCCCGAAGTCATTCCTCCTGCTCGCTTCTCTTGGGGTGGTGTCTATGGTGGTCTTACCTATGGTCAATCTCAACATACTCGTGAATACACTCGTACGTGGGAAGAAGATATCACACGTGAGCGTGAAATTCACAACTATAACTGCACTCGTGGAAAAGAGAAGCATTTCGGTCGGAAATGCAATGTGACTGGTTTCACTGATGCAGAAGAGCTTCAAGCTCTGGACAATGTAAATCGTCCTTGGCAGAATGCCGCTGATCAAGATGTTCGGTATCAAAGCGGATATGATGGTCTCTGGATGGGTTCCAGTGAAGTTTTCAGCTTCTCGCTTCCTGATCAGAGATCTATCAGCAACCAACCTCGCTGGGCTCAAATGAACTATCTTGGTTTCGATACTGTGGTTGATGTCATCGGAACTGAGAGTTTCTCTGAAACCTATGAAGTCACGCACAATGATACGACTCTTGGTGGTTTCATCGGATACAGACATGAGATTTCTCAATATGTCGTGCTTGGTGTTGAGGCTAATGCTTTCCAAGCAATGGATCTTGGTGAGGATTTTTATCAGATCGAAGCTCAAGCAGGTATCAGTCTCGGCCGTGTGCTTCCATTTGTGGGAATTGGTCCTGATCATTTCTCGGTTGGAACCGATATCGCTATAACCGATAATGTTCTTATCGGTATTCGTCACTGGGACGCTGATGAAGACAGCGGTACGCAGGTTCGCATTGGGTGGATGTTCTGATGGTGGGAAAACAAATCAAGACAATTAACCAAATCTTGGTGAAGAAAGTCGACAAGTGGCTGGAAAGCATCGAAGATGAGAAGCTGCGGAAAGCCTGCAAGTCCGATGTCATCGTGACTGGCGGATCCATCGCCTCTATGCTTCTGGGCGAAGACGTCAATGACTATGACCTGTACTTCCGTCGCTACGAGACAACTGTCGCAGTGGCGAACTACTATCTGGAGAAATTCCAGAAGGGCCGCACCGCGAAGCAGGGTGGGATCAACTATTCCATGTCTGTGGAAGAACTGAAAGACACACTTGATCGTCCTCGGGTTCGGATCGTGGTGAAATCAGCGGGTGTGGCCGGAGATGAGCAGACCAAGGATTACGAATACTTCGAACGAAATGGTGTAGACACGCCAGATGCCGGTGAATACATTGACGAGGCCTTCGAGAACATGCAGGCCGAGGGCGAGGTCAGCGAAGAAGCCCAGAAGGAGAAGCCAGACTACCATCCGGTCTTCCTCTCCAGCAATGCGATCACGCTGAAAGGCGGGGTCCAGCTTATCCTGCGGTTTCATGGCGATCACGAAGCTATCCACGAGAACTTCGATTTTGTCCACTGCATGAACTACTGGACACGTGATGAAGGTGTCGTGGTGAATAATGAAAGCCTTCTTGCTCTCATGTCCAAGACGCTGGTGTACCGTGGATCTCTGTATCCTGTTTGTTCTGTGTTCCGAGCGAAGAAATTCATTCAACGTGGATGGAAGATCAATGCGGGCCAGTATCTCAAGATGGCTATGCAGATCAGCGAACTGGACCTCAACAACCCGATTATCCTGGAAGAACAACTGACCGGGGTGGACGTCGCCTACTTCCAGGAAGTGATCAACAAGTGCAAAGAGAAGGACAGCGACACAATCGATACAGCATACCTGATGGAAATCATTAACAGGATGTTTGGATGATCGAGGACCTGAAAGCCGCAGGATCACGCTGTTTCCAATACATGATTCAGCATGGCGTTATCCTGGAGTGGAGGATCGGCGATGGCTCGCTGGTTCTCACGGGTTCCTATGGCGCGGATAAAGTGGAACGTCATCTGTTCTACACTGATGTCAAGGAAGATGAACTCAGAAACGCGATGAAACAGACAGAAGAGCATGTTCTGAGGGGATTATCGAGTTGATAAATAGAATTGGTCAAGGCCAGTGTCCTTGCTGTATACTGGTTCCACCTTAATAGGAGGCTACCATGACTGTAATCACTGACCCCGGCGCTGCCCGAGTACAAGCGATATTCCTTAAAGGCCACTGCCAGTTGATGGCGAAGGGCATGACTGCCCGTGGTCTCAGCAAGACCAAGGCTCTGCAACTCGCTGGTGATATCACCGGCAAGAAATACAAACGCGGCGAACACGCGCAAGCTGCGGTGGACTTGAAAGAATTCATCGAGGAGTCCCGCCGTGCCGACCTTTGAGTTCCATGACATGCCGATCTGCTGCGAGCAGGGCTTCACTGATGAGACTATTACGGTTGATGTCGAAGTTGACTTGAAACTCGCCGAACCTGCTGAGCCTGAATGGCCTGCCGTGTTCGATATTGAAGAGGTCCGTCTTACTTTCGTGGACGAGCGGCCTCTCCTTGGGCGTGAAGTCACAACCCTCAAACTGACAGAGGTCGAGTTCTCAACGTTCTTCGCCCCTGCCGCTGATATCATCAACAACGCCCATGAATGGGCGTCAGAACAGGAGTAAGTCATGAAGAAAATACGCTTTGAGCAGGACAAGATCTGCAAGAACTCAGTCCGCTACTCGGCCAGCAAACAGGCTCTGGCTCAGGTCGGAGTTGTCGGTCAACCCTTCTCAATCTACGTACCGAACGGCCTGTTGCCGGATGGTCAGCCGCCCAAGAAGGTGACCATCATGATCGACTTCGACGAATGAACCTGTTCGTCACCGATAGCTGTCCTGTGAAGTCTGCGCAGGCGCTTGACGACAAGCGTGTCGGCAAGTTATTGATGGAAGTGAATCAAATGATGTCGCTCGCCATCAAAGAGCATGATCCCTTTGGAGATTGGGAATGTGGGCCGGGTCTGCTGACGAATGGTCTGTCTCACCTGAACCACCCTGTCTCCATCTGGGTTCGCACCAATATCTCCAATTTCGAATGGTGTCTGGCCCATGCCTACGCTCTATACGAAGAGCATCAGGTTCGCTACGGCACCGAACACGCATCAGGCTACCGAACACCCTATATCGCCTCAAAGAGAAGTTGTCTCCCGGAAGGTGATCTGCTACCATTTCAAAACAATGCGAAGCATGATGGACTCGGTATAGACTATACTCACCTTGAAGTTCCGTCATCGTATCGCGAATACTTGATGGAACGGTGGGACACTGATACCAAGGTTCCCACCTGGAACAATAGAGGTGAACCGTCATGGCGGTTAATGACATGAGGATCACAGCGGGTCTTCGGGTTGGGTTCTGGAACCCTTCGCCTAAGTGGGGAGAAACACCCTTCACCTGCAAGGGGATTTACACTGGACCAGATCTCGGTCGAAGACTACCGGGAGCAAGGCTCCAGCAAGAACTAATGGAAGGGACACTGCACTTTCGGGTCGGTGTTCTGTTTCGTCCAGACCTCGGCAAGAGGCAATGCCTTGAGACCATTCTCATTCTTGAAAACTGGATACCGGAGATGTTCGAGTATGAAGACTGGGAACAAGCCATTGGATAAAGAGACTGGTTTTCATCCTTCAGATCCAGACTTCACTGAGGGAAGAAGAATTGCTCTCGGCACGGCAAGACAAAGAAGCAACTTCGATTTGAGGAGATCCTCGGCCGAGGGCGGACTTGTGGAAGATCTTGGTAACAGACCGTCAACACGGCGCACCATAGGCAATAAGACTCCACAACTCCGCGATAAATAGAATTGGTCAGGTGAAAACCCTTGCCCCATACTGGTAAGGTAACTTAGGAGGCTACCAAATGTTTAACACTGATAACCCATTGCTGAAAGAACTCGCCGAGGCTGAGGGCTATGATGATGTGATGGTCATGCTGGAAACAGCAACTTTTGACAGCATCGCCCCCGGTATCTGTACCGACAATTCATGCCGCCATACGCAGGATTGTGAACCGGATGCGACTGCCAACTGGTGCGAGGAATACCAGGAGAACACGGTCAAGTCGTGTCTCGTTATCGCTGGTATAATCTAGCTGTGCGCTGGTTGGGGGAATTCTATCTGGCAACCTTGATTTGGTTGACCATTATAATTATGACTGTAGTATGGAGAGATGAACAGATGCCGGAAGGATCTGG